TTAAGCGGGATTTGCGCTTGAGGACAGTTCCATACTTCCGTTAGATTTAAGATTAAGTATCTCGGCCTCTAATTCTTTGATTCTAGCATTTAGATCATCTACGTGCAAGGTCATGATCTCCATGTTTGAAAGAGCTATATGTTTCCAATACTCTGCATCTTGATCGGTTTTCTTTTGCGAAGAATCTTCATCTTGAGAGATATTAGATTGTTTCAGCATCTCCCCTTCCCCACGTAATAGCCATTCGGCTGAAAGGTCGGTATATATACCGCTAATTTTATTAAGTATTTCAGAAGATGGATTTTTTGCTTTATTCCAATAACCTTTGGATAGATCTAAATCTTTCTCAAATCTATAATCACTAATATTCTTATAACTAAGATATTGTGAAATCCTTTCTCTAATAATTGAATCTGCCATGATTAATATTTGTTAATTGACTGAAAATATACCACTATTATTATGAGTGGTGGTATATTTTCAGTTATATTTGTAATCGAAATCAAGATCGAAACCACTTTCACAATCGAAAAAGTTGGTAGCGATTCGCAAATATAAGGACTAAATATTTAAAAGACAATAAGATGGCAAGAAAAAGAGAAATTATCGTACCTCATGGAGCTATCAAGAAGATAGCCGCTGACACTGGGACATCTGTAGTATCCGTACGTTATGCGTTACGTGGTGTGTCCGATACGGAGAATGCGAATTTAATCAGATCAAAGGCTTTGAAATTTTATGGCGGTGTCTTATCAAACGTGGAGGTTAGGCTATGAGTTTACTCGACGAAGTTTTAACGGATGCCAAGAGACACCATGTAAGCATAACCTACGCCGCTCAAATGGCCGGGGTACATAGGCGAAACATTTACAACGCCAAGCTGCATGGGAGGACTGACATAGACCAGATGCTTCCAGCGGAACGGAAACACTTGATCGCCATACAGCGATTATGCAAGGAGCAGGAAAAAGAAAATCAAAGAATAAAAAGGCGTTATGGAAGTAAACGATAAAAGATACCAGACATTGCTATCACGGGCAGAAGCTCTTTTATTGGAGGCTAGATCCATTTACGCAGAGATATATTCCTTGCGTCCTGAAGTGGAGGCCGTAAATAGAAAGAGGCAGAGACTGGACCTCGAGAGAGAAATGAGAGGCAGATTGATCAAGTCCGCTAAAATTAAAGTAAGATAACTTTTGAATTATATATGAAAACTATCTCTCCCTCCTGTGAAGGCCGGAGAGAAAAAGGCCCTTTAGCTCAGCGGAACAGAGCGACGGTTTCCTAAACCGCAGGTCCCGGGTTTGAGTCCCGGAAGGGCTACTAAAAAAAGAGTTCTTTGACTTAGTGAATAAATCCTTATCCCCATAAGAGGATATACGTAAGAGATATAGGTATGGCGGTAAGGTTATGATAGTCGAAGATACCGGAAGGGATGATGATCCCCGCTCCCGATGTAGTTTGATCGGTTCTGGTGTTGGAGTCTACATATTTAATAATGTATATACAAAGGTTAGATATTACGTCGTGTCAATGAAGTACGGATATTTCCGTATCGGTGTCAAACTGTCTATCTAACGCATAAGATACACTCCCCTACCCGTCTATGATTCGGGTTCGAAACCGTTGGAGGTTGTGGGGGAGCGAACACTTTTAAATAATAACAACATGAATGAGATTTATTGGATCACAAGATTAGATGCCATACAAACGTTGGCGATAATCGCAGTATTTATCTTGGGAGTATTAACTTCCATAAGTATTATCGGATGGTTTGTTGATGATGATTTTGAAAACGAATCCAAGTTTAAGAACATGGCTATCAAATGTGCCGCCTATATATCAATCCCTATTTTTTACTGCTGTTCATCCCCTCTAAAAGGGATATGCTGATGATTATCGGAATAGGTGGAACTATAGAATATCTCAAGTCTAACGATACCGCCAATAAGTTGCCGGATAAGGTTATCATGGCTATCGATAAGTTATTGGATGATACAATAGAGGAAGAAAACGAATAAAACCGATAGACCTATTAATAACCAAGTTTTATAACAATGAAAGAAAGAAGAATCCCACCCTAGGAAATGGCTAGGGCAGGTAGCGAACCATAATAAATTCATATTATTATTCAGGGTTACAGGGGGTTCGAGTTCCCCCGGCTACCACGCTTAAATCACATTGCTAATTATTATACACTTCTCAACCAAGACCTTAATATACCGCCGTGAGGCAGGCAGAAAGAATTTTTAAATAATTAAGAACTCGCCGGGGTGGGATTCCCCGGCAAACGGATGGGTAGACATTGAGCCAGCGTAATAGACGCATAGGGGTTGGAATCCCCTCCCATCCACAATCTTGTATCAATGAACGCACCACTCTATCCGAATCGAGGACGGATGTCGGGCCTGTCCGAAGATGGGAAAGCCGATAGAGTAGTAGATAAAAATGGTATGGTAAATCCGAAATGAGTCCAAAGAGTATTTATCGAGGTGGAGGTTCCACGAAATCATGTGGAATGTGACGGTGATGACATGGCGGTTCATAATGTTGGCGGCCCGGAAAGACGGGCAAACGTTCCCTTAGCTCAGTTGGTTAGAGCATCACTAATTATAAACATTTTCTTATGAAAGAAGAAATATCCGATTATTACAGAAGCAAGGGGTTCACTTCGGTTTATGTATCCGTAAACAAAGAACCAAGAAGGGTTGCGACCTTAAGAAGACCAGATAACTATATGACAAGCATGAGTTATTCTAAGTATCTTTACACAAGCCATTACAAAATAGACATAGATGGTAGATATTATCACGTGGATCATATAAACGGAAATAAGATGGATGATAGGATTGAAAACCTTCAAGTAATATCAAATTCTTATAACTGTAGCAAAGATCACAAAAGACGTGAAATGGTTATTGTTATTTGTCCTGTTTGTGGAGATGAATTCTTGTTTTCAAAAAGCAACCTTCCATTTCATAAAAATCCATGCTGTAGTAGAAGATGCGGAGGAATAAAGTCTCATTGGGGGAAATGAGTTATAATTAATGTTAGGGTCGCCGGTTCAAGCCCGGCAGGGAGCACGTTTCACCCCTAGGGGTGCTTATTCAATCAACAGAAAATCAGTCACAATTTGCAACGCAGGTCTCCGTCCGTGAGGATATGAGGCCTTTCTTCCGAATTTTAAAAACAACAATATATATGATAAAGAGAAACCAAGCATGGTTCTGGAAGATATTCCGGGCCATAAAGAGCATTATCATCTTCTCGATAAGAATGATAGCGGCTACCGTACTAGGGCTGATATCAATAGTGTCAATATTTGAGTGGTACGAAAAACCTCTCAATATTCACCTCTTGATCCTAGCAATCATATCAATCTTTATTGTGGTACACCAAATAGTTATAATGACTTATGAGTCTGATAAATGAGAGACATCTACATCAAAGACCCCGACGGCGAACCTGAGTACGACGGGGAGGAGGAAACAGAATCCGAGGACGATCGGTATCAACGAGATTGGGAAACCAGCACTTTATATTGGTAAAGAAAATCATTCAAAATAAATAATCATGGAATCAAGCAGTTACGAGGTACTTCCAGTAGAAAGCCATGAAGTACAAATTTTACAGGTAGATGCGGTTGAGAGAGCAAACGTGGACTCACAAGTTGCGACCGCGAAAAGATATCCTAGGGATATCAGAAGGAGTATTGATAATTCCGTGGTAATGGCCACGATGAATCAAGACACGGCAAGGTCATGCAGTTATGCCTTGCCAAGAGGAGGGAAACCTATTACTGGGCCATCCGTACACCTCGCCAAGATAATCGTATCCAATTGGGGTAATATCAGGACTGAGGCCAAGGTTATCCAGATAACGGACAAGCAGATCATCAGCAGGGGTACATGCTGGGATCTGGAGACAAACGTAGCGTCCGCGTTCGAGGTTCGCAGGAGCATAGTGGATAGCAAGGGGAAACGTTACTCAGACGACATGATTACCGTAACGGGAAACGCCGCCAACTCCATAGCTTATCGCAATTCCGTATTCGCCGTTATCCCCAAGGCCATAGTGGACAGGGTCTATCAAGCCGCCCAAAAATTCATCACGGGGGATCTATCCGACGCTGACAAGATATTAAAAACGAGAACTAATATCATCAACAAGTTCAAGAACGAATACGCCATAACGGAAGAGGAGGTCATTAAGCTATGCGGCAAACAGACCAGCAATCAGATAGGCCCCGACGAGATCGCCATGCTGATCGGGATCATACAAGCGTTAAAGGACGGGGATACCACGGTAAACGATCTAATCCTTCCAATTCGTGAGACAAAGAAAGATGTCGATCAAAAAAAGGAGGCGATGAGACAGTCTAAGGGCAAAAACAAAGAGGACATGCCATGAACAAGTACTCATCCTATACCAACGCCGAGCTGGAGGAGCATTTATCAAACTACCTTATCGACTCTTGGAGTTACAGCAAGGTAGCCTCTTTCTCCCGGAACGAGAAGGAGTTCGAGAAACGGGAGATTTACCGGGAAAGATCCAGATCATCCTCCAGCACGGTAGCGGGTAACGCCTATCATTCGGCCTTGGAGTATTTCTTCATGGAGCTACAGCGCAAGGGGCAGATAATACCGATCACGGAAATGGAGAGGGTAGCGTTCTCACACATAGAGGAGGTACACCCGAATGATTGGAAGATACAGAAAACGACACCTACCGTAGAGGAATGCAAGATCGAGGCCACCAAGAACGCCACGAGGCTTATCAATAACTTCTACGGGGAGAAGGATATCTATCTTTCCGGTATCAAGGAGATAATCGCCGTGGAATCAAGGTGCGAGGAATGGGTAACGATAAACGGGGTGGACATCCCCCTGCCCTGCCACGCTAGGCTAGACTTGGCGATAAGGACGGAAAGCGGTCGGACGGTCATCATAGACCATAAGTCAAGGGCCAAGTTCACCGATGACGAGGAGCTAACGTTTACCTGCGGGAAACAGGCAATGACCTACGTCAAGTGCTATGAGTCCCGCTTCGGGGAGAATGTTGACGAGGTATGGTTCGTGGAGAACAAGATCTCGAAAAACAAGGACGGCTCCTCCCAGTTGAAGAAATTCGTAATCAATCTCGATAACGACACGAGGAAGCTTTACGAGGCCATATTGTACGAGCCGCTAAAAAGGATGATAGAGGCCGTGTCCGATCCGGATTACGTGTACATGATCAACGATAGCGACAACTTCGTGGACAGGGCCGAGCTTTATAATTTCTGGGCCAAGACGCTGATAGCGGAGGTCGATGATTTCAACGTGCCCGAGTCAAAGAAGGAATTGATATCGAAGAGACAGAAAAAAATACGGGACGCTTCCCTTGGATCGGTAAACCCCAAGGTAATATCCGAGTTCAAGAGGAACGCTTCCTCATTCATTCAATACGATTTATCCAATAGTAATATGACAAACAGCGAGAAAATAGAACATATCCTACGGACATTCGGGGTGATCGTGAACGTAGCCAAGGAGATTAACGGGTACTCGTCAGACACGTATCTGCTAGAGGTATCCGCTGGGACAAAGATCACGACAGTGATGAAATACAAGCTAGACATAGCGAACGCACTGGACGTGCCATCCATAAGGATGGGTAACGAGCTTATGGTGTATGAGGGAAAATCCTACCTCTCCATAGAATCACCGAAGAAAAGAACCAAGTCCTTGTACTGGGACAAGAAGTATATCGACGGCATGAGGATTCCCATAGGAACGGATAACTTCGGAAGGATCGTGGTGTGGGATCTCGATAACAACTCCACGCCTCACGCCTTGATTTGCGGAGCTACCGGTAGCGGTAAATCCGTGTGTATCATATCCACGATAGAATACGCCCGCTTAGCCGGTATCCGGGACATCGTAATTTTCGATCCGAAATACGAGTTCTGTAATTATTCCTCCGAGAAATACATAAAGGTCTATAATGATATAGAAGAAATAGAGGCCAAGATGAAAGAGCTCGTACAGGATATGCAGGAAAGGGCTAAATCGAGGGCATCATGGAAAACGCTGGTGGTGTTCGATGAGTTCGCCGACGCAGTAGCGTCCTCCCGTTCGGGAACGGAACTTGACATAAAGGAAATGGTCGAGGTTGGCCAGCGAAAGAACGCTTTCGGTTTCCTCGAGCCTAAAATGGAACTACGTACGGTTGGCCGTGAGAAGTCATTGGAGGAGAATCTGAAGATGTTGTTACAAAAGGGACGATCGCTTGGGTTCCGGATCATGGCGGCTACGCAAAGAGCGTCGGTTAACGTGATCACGGGAGACGCTAAGGTGAATTTCCCCGTACAGATATGCTTCCGTGTACCTAAGGAGATTGACTCCAAGGTTGTTCTTGACGAGCCGGGAGCCGAGACGTTGGGCGGCATGGGGGACGGACTGATGAAATCTCCCGAGTATCTAGGTATCGTGAGGTTTCAAGGCTTTTATAAAAAATAACGGCCATGGCTAAAAGGTACCAGCTATCTGAGTCTTTCATTAAAACACTGTCCCGCCATCTATCGGTTATCCTAGAACACGTGGATTCCAAGGGAAGACCAAGGATAGCCGATACCGTAAGATTGGCCAAAAAGGATCTAAAGAAACTCGAGAAAATAATCCAAGATGAAAGAACTGATATTATGCCTCAATGAGGCATGCTCTAAAAGACATTGCCTCTGTCATCAACGACAAAAGCATTGGAAAGACCCGTCTAAAAAAGATGGGGAAACTGTAAGGCCGGAACCGGTCTTATTTAATGGGAACACCCCTTGCAAAGGATATATCCCACAATATGACAGAAAAAAGTATAACATTAATTATTAAAGTATATGGAAAAATTCATCGCTCAAAACGAGCCTTTATCAAACAGGCCGCAAGTCCTAGAGGACTCATGCGACGCCGTCGAGGAGATCTGGTACAATCATCCTTTTACCGAGGACGAGTTGAATGAGATCAAGACCAAGCTAGCGGACACGTCAATTGATATAGCCGAATTGGAACAGGAGAAAGCGGACTGGATGGAGTCGTACAAATCACGGCTAAAACCGCTTAATACGGCCAAAGCAAAATATCTTGACCAGATCAAGCGTAAATCCGAGGATATCAAGGACAAGTGCTATAAGTTCCTTGATCACGAGAACAAGGAAGCCAATTATTATAATGGTGCCGGCGAACTTGTCTATTTCCGGAGGATGCAACCCCAAGAAATGCAGAAATCAATTTTTAATATTAATCGTAAAACAGGAACAGAATCATGAGTGAGAACAAATTAAATGTGGTTGTACCGAAAGATTATAGTGGTGCACCAATCGAAGTAGTATTGAGAGAAGGAAAAGCACCCGTAGCGCTCGACCCGAAAGAACCAACTCCCGTTGGTATTGAAGGAACGATTGACAGCCCTTTGCGTTGGCTCGAAAAACGAGTGGGGCTTATCGATCAAAAGCGGGCAAATATAACGGTAAACCGTGATGATATGGAAATATCTTTAGTGGACAAAGAGACTGATTACTATAGAAACCGTATTACTGGAGTATTACAGCCGTCCAAAGAAATGGTTGAGTTTGGTATCAATGCGGAAAAGAAGTGGGAACCTATCAAGTTATCCAAGTTCTTCAAGATGCATCGTGCCTTCTTCAAGGACAAATCAGAAAACATGACGCTGGTATCTGCCTTGAAAAACTTCAAGGCAAAGGTAAACCAAGACATAGAGCGAAGCAAGGAAGAGAATGGCAGCAGAACCGATAACTATTCGCAGGTGGTTGATTCCAATCTCCCGGGGTCGTTCAAGTTGAACATCCCACTTTTCAAGGGTTTTGCGTGTGAGGAAATCGAGGTTGAGATTTACGCTGATGTGGACGGAAGAGACGTTTCGCTATCCCTTGTGTCAGCTGGGGCAAATGAAGCCATTGAGGAATACAAGAATAAAGTGATTGACGAGCAACTGGATGCCATCAGAAAGATCGCTCCAGATATCGTAATAATAGAGATATAATAACGCAAGTTTCGTGTTTTTCATGGTATTAGATTTGGGTTAGAATGATTATCCCCGCCGTCCGTGAGGATATGCGGGGCAAACACGGTGGTATGGCGGAATTGGTAGACGCTAAAGTTAATTTCTTATAGAGTGGTTGAATGAAGGTTATCGTAAAATAAACTGAACTAGCCAAAGGAAGTATAACGGGTAAGGCCGAATGTCACCGCAACGTGCCAATAACAAAACTATCAGGTGAAAGTCCTGAGAAAACTCCACTCGTGCGGGTTCGAGTCCCGCTACCATCACGAATAACAAATATCTAATATGGAAACAATACAAGATTTAGATCACTTGACAATGGCCATGTACCTTATCACCGCAATACTCGGACTTATAGCAGTGATCTTGGCTATATTCTTACTAATAAACGATAAAGAAAGGAGGAATCCGTGGGAAAGAAAAAACATGATTTAGTGATAGCCGTTGATCCGGACATAGATAAATCCGGCGTATGCGTACTGTCTCCTTCCACGAGGCAGATAATTTTAAAGAGCCTCCCCTTCCCTTCCTTGATTGACTTTATCAAGGAGGCGAGAGAGAGGTACAAGGGGGTAGACATAGTGGTCATTGTCGAGGCTGGATGGCTTAACGAAAAAAGCAACTTCCATAAATCGAGGGGTAAATCCGGCGAGAGGATAGCCAAGTATGTAGGTCGTAACCAGCAAACCGGGATATTGCTTCTCCAGATGTGCGAGCACATAGGGATTCCCTGCGAGGAGGTAAAGCCTTTGACCAAGCATTGGAAAGGGGACGAGGGCAAGATAACCCATGAGGAACTCTCCTACATAGTCGGTCCCTTGCCTAAGAGAACGAACCAAGATCAACGTGACGCTACGATTCTGGCTTGGTGGTACGCCGATCTACCAATAAAAATAAAGACTTGGTGATATGGCGAAGAAGAAAGACGAGCAAGAAAAGGTGAAATGTGGCGATTGCGCCAACGGACATCCTCACAAGGGGCTATGCGTTTGGTGCATCATACATGATGCTGGAAGAGTCGCTAACTCCACGAGATTTTGTAACACTTTTAAAAAGAGAAGATAATATGGAACAAGAGAAATTTGATTTATGGTGCGTGGTCGAGTTATTCGGCCATTCAAGGATAGCGGGAAGATGTACGGAACAGAACGTGGCCGGTACCAATATGCTTCGGGTAGACGTTCCGGATACAAGTAACCAGCCCGGTTTCACCCGCTTTCTCTCATCGGGGGCCATATACGCTATAAATCCTGTCTCCGAGGGAGTTGCAAGGCAAATAGCGGAGAACCTGCAAATACAACCTGTAAACATATAGGACGTAAGACACCTTGTAGACCAAAAACTAAAGTCCCTGCAGGACGGCGAGTCTCCGGATTTTGATTTTTAATATATGGATAAGGGTTTCATTATGCTCTCTCGTAAGTTTTTTTCTAATGAAATGTGGGAAGCAGCCCGGACATTCTCGGAGTGCGAAGCGTGGCTTGATCTAATACAATCGGCACGATTTGAGGCAACCGACACGATTGAATGTATCGGAGGTAGAGAAATAACATATGGGAGAGGATAATAAATCCTCTCTATTTTATAATAATCATTTAGATAACTGTATGAAAAGAGGACTAAGCAAGCTTACCCCCAAGGAGCTATCTATGTTAAATAAGACTATTAAAGGGAAACGGATAGTATCCTTTTATTCTGAAGATGGGGATATAATTAATGAAATGATGCCTTCTTGCGATAAACTTCGAAAATTCAAAATTAAGCATGATATCATTTATGCACTTGATGGAACAATAGTAAAGCGCATTCCAATCGGTGGCAGAGCAATATATCTTTTTGCAGAGAATCATGGAATAAGCTCAAGAATGAGAGATGCAATTCGTGAAGAGGCCATGAAACTAAATGACAGTATAAAAAGAAAAGTATTTGAAAGAGACGGTAGATATTGTGCTGTTTGTGGATGTTCTGAAAAACTCTGCATAGATCATATTATTCCTGTATCAAGAGGAGGCTTTACAGTTTTGGACAATCTTCAAGTATTATGTGAGAAATGTAATTTACAGAAAAGCAATATGACAATGGAAGAATTTAAATTATGGAGAAATAAACATGGCACGACCAAATAAAGAAGGGCTAGACTATTTCCCTTTCGATGTTGATTTCTTTTCTGATGAAAAAATAGGCTCAATATCGGGTGAATTTGGCATTAAGGGTGAGATCACCGCTATAAAGCTGCTTTGTGCGATATACCGAAATGGGTATTTCATATTGTGGAATGATGCGTTAAAGATGTCACTGCTTAGAGGTTTACCCGGCATTAGCTTAGAATTACTGGAGCAGATAGTAACACGCTTGGTTAGGTGGGGATTCTTTGAACAGACTCTGTTTAGCACGGTAAGTGTTCTAACTAGCAAAGGTATTCAGGAGCGATATTTCAAGGCTATAAAAAGAAGAAAAGATTCATCTAATTATCCTTACCTACTAGTTAATGTAGACAATAATAAGGTTAATGTAAGCAATAATGACATTAATGTAAACACAAACCCTATAAAGGAAAGAAAAGGAAATAAAAATAGAGAGAGTCTTAATACGCGTGAGACGCTTTTCGATAATTTCAAGAATGAGTTATTGAGGGACGAGGAATGGCGCAGATACGCTTGCCAGATATCGGGATTGAGCGTCGCTTTCAATGACCTCATTCCCGGCGAGCTGGATAACTTCCTAGCTTGGATGGTATCCACCGGGGAGGGCGATACGCTAAAAACGATAGATGACGTTAAGAGACGATTCACCTATTGGTGGCAAGGAACAGGACTAAGGGCTTATAATCAAAGATATGGAGGAACAAGAAAAGAAACTTTCGGAGGCTATACAAGCCATGCGGGGGCCTACGGAAAAAGAGAGGCTCCAGCAAAAACAGGTGTTCAACCTAGTGAAGAAGCACGCAAGGACTATACAGAACGTTTCTAGGTACGATCTCTCGGACGATACGGAGTACATCAGCCACGCCCGGATGATAAAGGCGCTCGGTTGTAATTACCTAGGGATCGAGAGGCGGCAATTCGAGACAGACAGGGGGAATGACAAGGTTTTGAGATTCCTGTTGTATTATTTCAACGATTGCCCGTTGGCCGAGTCCGTATTTCCGGAGGAGAACTATAAGCTGCACAAGAACCTCCTTATCGTGGGAGATCCGGGAACGGGCAAAACGCTCATGATGCAGATATTCGCTGATTACCTGAAATTGACGGATAACCCCAAACGCTTCGTGAACCTATCCGTGACCCAGATGATGAACTATTACAAGATCCATGGTCACATAGACAGGTTCACGTACAACGAGGAGGCCGGGAAAGGGAGCATGGAAGGGAACCCGTTCGATATCTGCCTTAACGATATCGGTCTTGAGACGGAGAACCAGAAAAGCTACGGCACCAGCCTTAACAGCGTAATAGACGAGTTCTTATACGCGAGGTACGAGATATACCAGTCCCATCAGAAGAAGTATCATATCACTTCCAACCTGTCCGTCACGGATTTCAAGAATCGGTTCGGAACTAGACTGGTGGACAGGTTCAAGAGTTTTAACGTGATAATCCTAAACGGAGAAAGCAGAAGAAGATAACATGGAAATAACAGAGAGATTGAGAAACACCCCTACCGGCTTTGTTATCCAAGTCGGGACAAACAGGGTGCAAGTCAAGCGCTTCGAGGCAATATACCAAGGGAAAGCGGTCGTATGCAGGGGATGCCTATTCCGGGGCGAGGGAGCGAGATTTTGCGAGTACAGCAAGGCTTGCATGGCCCATCTGAGGCCGGATCATGAAAGCGTAGTTTTTGCTAAAACGAGAGAGACATGACACATGGATCATTGAATAATAAACATATTTACCAATGGAGATATTAAGGTGTAAGGTATGCGGCAAACCATACAAGGCTTACATTAGCAATTCTAAATATTGCTCAATTGGTTGCAAGGCTAAATCTCAAACTTATCGCATTGATTTTCAAAAGATAGTAGAGATGTATGAAAGAGGAATGACGCAAACAGAAATAGCTAATGAGCTTGGCACTACTCAAAAAGTTATCTACAATTCATTTCGAAGGAATGGATATAAATGTAGAAAAGCTGCGAAAAGGAATCAGTTAGGAAAGAACAATAATTCATGGGTTGGAGATAATGCAACATACGCAACATTCCATAAAAGAGTAGAATCGTTGTATGGCAGGCCAATACATTGCGAGGTGTGTGGAACAGTAGACCCTTCTAAAAGATATGAATGGGCCAATGTTACCGGAGATTACGCTGATGTAGAACATGGATATAGGAGAATGTGCTGTAGCTGCCATAGAAAATTTGACAAATCAAAAGAAGGAGTAAAGAATAATGTTAAACGAAAAAAATAAGAAAGGAATATTTGCCAGAGAAGGAGGCCGGTTAACTCACGGATCTCTGTTCTCTGGCATTTAGGTTGGCGGTTTTGACCTTGCCGCCGAATGGATGGGATGGGAAAACCTATTCCATTGCGAGATAAATGACTTTTGTAGGGAGTTTCTAACTAAAAGATTCAAGGGAGTAAGCTATAATGACATCACGACGACAGATTTCTCTATTTGGAGAGGACGAGTGGACATCCTTACAGGAGGATTCCCATGCCAAGACGCAAGTAAGGCAAAACAATTCGGGGAAGGACAGCTCGGGCTTGGGGGTGAGCGAACGGGACTTTGGCGGCATATGGCGCGTGCGATCGACGAGATCCGGCCACGATGGGTTGTCGCAGAGAATGTTGCTAACATCACAAGAGTTAACGACGGAAGAGATTTTGCAAAGATCCTCGATGAGCTGGCCCGACTGGGGTATGATGCGGAATGGAAGATTATGTACGCTTCAGATGCGGGTGCGCCCCATAGAAGAGCGAGGTGTTACATGGTTGCTCACACCGACGGCATCCGATTACATGAGGGAGAACCTTTCTTCTCCAATGTATGCCAAGAGATTATCAAGGAGCGCAGGATGCTTTCCGGAACACCTATATCGGTTGGGGTTACGTGGGCTGGTCAACCACCGGTTTGTAGCTTGGATTATGGGTTTTCCAGAAAATCATCTGAGTTGTATGGCAAATCTCGATTGAAAGAGGAGGTATTTCATGCCTACGGAAACGCCATCGTCCCACAAGTAGCATTTGAGATATTCAAGGCGATAGAAACATCAACCTTTCATCATAGTTGAAAGCTGCATTCATCTATGATGAGAGCAAAGAAAGAATATAAAATTACATGAGAACACCAATCACATATTATGGAGGCAAGCAAAACTTGTCCGAACGCATTGTATCAATGATGCCTAGGCATAAGATATATTGCGAGCCATTCTTTGGAGGAGGAGCGGTATTTTTTGCGAAGCCTAAAGCAGGCATAGAAGTGATCAATGACAAGAACGACTTGTTGATAAACTTTTTCAAGGTCTGCCAGTCCGCATCCAAATTTAAGGAGTTACGTGAGAGAATCCGGTTATCGCTACATTCCGAGTCTGACTACATTAGGGCTAGGAACATTTATCGAGGACGATCTGATGTCTCGGATGTAGACAAGGCTTGGGCCGTATGGATCATGGCAAATGAGTGCCATTCTGGTAGCTTGTATGGAGGATGGAAATTCTGTAACGGTACCGCCGGGACACACTTCGGGAAGGTTTTCAGGAATAAGCGTGAGGAGTTCAACGATAAATTGTACGATCGCCTATCAGAGGTGCAGATTTCCTGTAGGGACGCGTTGAAAGTTATCAAGAACAGGGATAGCGTTGATACGTTATTTTACCTTGATCCTCCTTATCCCGGGGCGGTTCAAGGTCATTATTATGGTTATGGGGAGAATGACCTTGCGGATCTGCTAGATCTTTTGTCTAGGATCAATGGCAAATTCATACTCAGCAATTACTGGACTGACACCTTACGCTCCTTTGTCAATGAAAACAAATGGAACCATAAGGAAGTAAAAGTCACCACTCATACGTCCGTTCACTCTCGGATAAGGGAGAGTACGGAGGTTTTGGTTTACAATTACGAGATTGAGAAAACATTGTTTTGATATGAGAAATAAAGAACTAATAGCTCTTCTCCAAGAGCAAGACCCGGAAGCGGAGGTAATGATACGCACGTCCGATGGAGAGTATGAGTACGATCCGGTGGATGTCACATGGGACGAAGAGATAGAATGTGTAATTATTCAGGAGGGGTAAATATGAAAAATGAAACAAAAATCCTCAATTTATTTGTCGGTAACGACAAGTATAGACCAGCATTAAACCAAGCGTTCAAGCAAGGGGACATGGTATGTGCCACTGACGCTATCACGCTTATAACAATACCTATATCCTTGATAGGTCTTAGGTATCCGTATCAAGACAAGCCAGATGTATCATCTGTGTTGAATATAAGGAAAGAATGCCATGAGATCATAGAATTGTCTTGGTTGAAGGAATTGTACGATGACGTTCCGATGATAAATGAAACGTATAAGTGCGAGGCTTGCGCAGGTACCGGGATGGTTGATTATGAGTTTTGTTTTGATGATATAATCTATACGGAAGAGGAGGAATGCCCCGTATGTCGTGGAAAGGGTCATTTAGGCGAGACCGGGGAAATGATAAAAGATCCCCAATATGACATTGACATACACGGGAATCCTTTTAAATCCGGGCGTGTGCTTAAAATGATAAATCTCATGAAGCTTCTTGATACCACCTCTTGTGTTCTTGTTTCGAACCCTTCATCTGAACCTAACCTGTTTAGGTTCGAGAATGGCATTAATGTAATATTAATGCCTAGTTTTAGATGATATGAATAAGGTGACAGTTAAAATAAAACATCCATGTCCCGAGTTTCCCTTTTTCGGTGCATCTTATCCAGACGCACGTTGTATCAATGGATATTTATGGGATTTGGATAAATGTAACGAAAACGGAGAACTATATGGAGAGGGTGATATCCCTTGTCCGTTCTGCAATACCGAGGAATTTATTGAGCATGATCCTTTTTCCAAGGAAGATGAGTTCTATGAAGGTCTTGAGGATGAAGAAAAAGCCAAGGGAAAAGCTCGTGAATGGTACTTATCTTACATTAACAAATTGAGGGAAAGATATGGCTAAAGAATACGCTATAGGCGATACGTTCCATCAAGGGAAGGTTAATCTAAAGGTTTGCGAGGGTCTTTGCATTGACTGCTATTTCTTTAGCAGACCTAAAGGAGAATGTGGGAATATGGCTTGTTTGGATTTACAAAGAGAAGACAATCAAGATGTAATATTTTTAGAAGTGAAGGAGGAATAGAAATGAGTTGGGGAATGAACGTCAGGCAAACCAATGATAACGGAGAGAACACCGTTATTGAGGTCTGGTTCCATGATAATTTTATAGCCTTTCATTATCATGGATGGATAGACAAAAAGCAAAGGAAGATAGCGGAGAAATGTACACGTCACCGTTATATATGGGGTAAGTACTATGTCGCAATGGAGACAATCCTACCCTTCTATGCGGTGAGAAAGTTTCTAATGACACCGAAATGCTGGGTTAACTTTATTAAGTGGTTTTATAGGGCTTGGAAATACAATAGGAGGATAAAGCATGAATAAAATAATGTTCAATGATCGATTCAACCTAACCAAGTTAGTCCTTGAAGGTAAAAAGACACAGACAAGAAGGATTGAGATCGATTGCAATATAAGATTTTATCTTTATAACTATGAGGGTTCATATCCGAAAATAGAGGATAATAAGATTTGTATTTATTCCGATGACGGTTATCTCCTTGCCTCTAAAAACACTCGGTATAAAATCGGAGAAGAGGTCGCCATAGCGCAAAGTTACAGTCAATGCGGCAATTTCCCTGATTATGAACTTGATGAAGACGGTTGTCCTGTAATGCCGAAAAGAAGCGGATATTTCAACAAGATGTTTGTCAAAGCGGAGTTAATGCCATACCGTATCCGTATTACTAATATCAAAGTTGAGAGATTACAGGATATATCAGACGAGGACTGTTTGAAAGAAGGCATAACCGAAGTATCCGGAGAGTTCGAGGCGCATACGGTACTGCAAGATGGTTATTATGGAGAAAGGCTAAGAGTTATCAAAAGATATTACGGAATTCAGTATTACGAGTTGGGAGAATCACCACGAGAGGCTTACGGGACTTTGATAGACAAGATAAGCGGTAAGGGAACGTGGGAATCGAATCCATATGTTATAGTTTACGAGTTTGAATTAATTAAATAAACAATCATGAATCAAATTTGCACAACTAAAGAACAATCATCCCGGCTATTAGAGGCCGGGGTGAGACCGGAGACGGCGGACATGTATCTTGACGAGTTCGAACGTCTGGTCGCATTTGAATATAGAAGGATTAAAAGTAAAGCGTATCAAGATACGGTATTGCCCACTTGGTCTCTATCCAAGCTAATAGACATGATACCCGATCAAATAGAATGTGAGGGATATAACTATTACCTATTCATACTTCCACGAGATAAAGAATTCACTATAAAGTATTCCGCTGGAAGTAACCTTGCCAAGTCATATTGCAGGGAAAGCTTTTTTGATGCTATCACTGAAATGATTGAATGGCTTATCAAGGAAGGATACCTTGACAAAAAATTATGCGGCGATTGCCGACTTATCGAGTATGAAGACGCTAACGGGGAAGCTTGGTGTTCATTTCACCAAAAGCCGGTAAGGTGCGATAGCGAGGCTTGTGAGGATATTTTAGAGAAAGGAGGTTATCATGAAAGCAACATATAATACCATCGATTGGGAACAGCGTAGATATGAGATTGCAAAAGAAATGATGGCAGCGTTTCTTAGTAATTCAAGCAGAGAAGTCTATGAAGGCGCCTTTAAAACACAAGCAGAATATGCCGTAGCTTTTGCCGATGCACTGATAGAGGAATTGAGGAAAGGAGGATCAAATGATTAAGATAATACTTCAAACAATCTGTTCCCTCTTATTTATATTCATGCTTACATCAGGCGTATCAATTCAATTTAAGCCGTTCCATATATCGTTTGCGTACCCGTTTTTCGGATTAGGAATGGTATTGATCGCTATAGGTTTTGCCCTGTGTGTCGGATCGTTTTACTATAAAGGTATTGAGGATAGTGGATATAAAGAAGGCTATAGTAAAGGTTTTGATACCGGGGTTGAATATGTTATTGACGTGATTAAAGACAAAGAGAAAGGAAGTAATGATGATCACACGTGATGATTTACAATTAAGGATATTGTCCTGTATGTCTATGGAAGGTAGTGGAATCGTTAAGTACAGGGATGACGTTAACAAGATTTCCGCTGTTACTATCACCCCAAGAAAAGACGAGCTATCATACGGCAAGCCAAAAACGACATACTACATCGATAACGTGGAAAAGGAATTTACAGACCTCGATGAACTCATAGACTTCTATAACGAGAAATTTAAGTTTGAGGCAGAAAATCCGGATCAAGAAGTAACATTTGTAAAAGTTATAAAAAGGAGAAATAAATATGAGCAAGATTGATTTCAACGCACTCCGTGACCGTTCGTACAAATGCGCATGCGATCACGGGTTTCATGACACGGATTTGAGCAATGGACATCTTCTGATGCTAGTGATAACAGAGCTTTCGGAGGCCGTTGAAGTGGATAGGAAAGGAAAATATTTCAAAGGCATATCGACTTTTGAGCGTGAGTTTAACCGTTATTCCGCTTTAGTTGATGAAAACAAACGTTTTGAATGCGCATTTGAGAAATATGTCAAGGATACGGTATCCGACGAGCTGGCCGATGCGGTTATCCGTTTGCTAGACCTTGCCGGATTGATAGATATCAGCCTTGAAGATATCTACGATTTCATGAAAGAGCCGGAATATAAAGACTGGGATGATGCTTTAAAAGAAATGTCTTTTACTGAGAGGATGTTCTTTTCAACATCTATCCTAACCGAGGATAGAGATATAGCCGAAGTTATCAAGGCTTCTATCGTAATTATATTTCTTAATGCGGACTTGCTGTATATAGATCTCTTATGGCATATTGAACAGAAAATGAAATACAACGAATTAAGGGAGAATAAACATGGAAAGAAATATTGATATGGGACAGACGGTAGAGGAAGCGGCTCATCTCTTCGCTGAAAGCAGGAGTAGCGGTAGTGCATTCCCTGCGTATTATCAGGGATTTATTGCAGGTGCCGAATGGCAGGCAAAGCAATTCCCGTGGATAAGCACAAAAGATAAGTTACCTGATGATGAAGATCTGGTAATAACTGGCTGCTGGTGTACTGATTATTTTAAATACTTACAACAGGGTTGGTATTGCAGAGAATGTAATGAATGGTATGATACTAATGGTGATAAAATTTGTGTTACCCATTGGATGCCTATACTCGATCTGAGGAATAGTATTAACCGAGCCTTCATGGGAAGGCCCATAATTTAAAAGATATGACTTGGAAAGAATTAAGTGATAAGATCTCCAGTATGACACAGGAAGAGCAACAGCAAGATGTCGCCATTTGGGGAGAGGATTTTTGTTTACGCAAGCAATGCGCATTAGAAAAAAATTCAGAAGATATGTTCTATAACATCTTATGGGATGAGTGTATTCCAAAAAGTGATTTGGAGGATGGCGATCTGGATGATCCTTCTACAAAAATGGTTTATGAGGCCGGAAAATATTACATATTTGGATGACAGTTATGTGCGTACTTATTTACGACGGGGATGTAGAAATACAATCCCCTAAACAACTAGAGGATCATTTCCCGCAAATCACGAAAATGATCCCAGCGGAAGGGTATGACAATATCATACCGGAATCTTGCCTGTGCCAAGTGGACATAGAGAATACTCTTGATAGTGCCGGAATAAAGTATATTGAAGATTGCGGGGACTATATAATCATTAAATAATAAATAAATTGAAATCATGAGATTAAGACACGCCAGCATATGTATTGGACGGAGGCCGGGAAGAAGTTCATCCTTGATTTGTATAACCTTAAAATTTCAGCCTAATGAGAGATAAACCTTTTTATGAGCTGTTATCACGCATAGATGATGACAGTTTATTGGCCAACTTTTTCAATAAGGTGTTAGGGAATTTGGATATGGCGAGAATCATATCCGCACCCCGTACTTTTCGTCATAAAGATGATGAAAATAGCCGATATTGCATTGATCTTTTTTATGATACATGCTTGTGGGAAATGTATCTTCATCAATTCATATACAAGCTGAATGGATGGATAAAAACACTGGATGAATACCTGACAGAGTTTAGTGGGAGCTGGAAATATTACGCTTCCTCGAAACGTATCGAGAGCGTTAATGAATATGGCGGCGATGACGATGACTATAACGAGGATGGAAGCGTGAAAGTCATGGATATTCCCAATGACAGGCTTGAGCCTTACTCAGTCATAAGGGAGTTGGTCTGTGATGATTGGACAGATATAGTTCAAGAGACCATCCCGAAAGATTTGGAGAGGCTATACGGATGCCTACAAGCAGAGGCTAATTTATCCATAGCGGATTTTTTCAAGGACAAAATGGGAGTTGATATACCTATGTATCAAAAAGATGACAATGGCAATATGGTTAAGATGGGATTCGCAGACAAAGTATTGCATAAAGCCGCTGAACAAAACAATTCAGAGGTCATGGGATCGTATGTATTGTTGGCATGCTATTGTATGCATGATCTTGTCTCCGCCATAAAATCGTTAAATCCATTTGAAGACAACGTGGAGGCATTGACTAGCGTAAGGAATGACTCAGTGCGGTTTCTATCCATGTCCTTTAGTAATATGGATGTCGTAAAAAAATACATGTCATCATAACAGGCACATCAAGGCCATCTAAATGCAATAGGTTTTGATCAATATGTCAAAACCTATTACTTATATCATATAATTTTATCGCAAAAAATGGAACAGCAAGATATTTCATTATCCTACGGGATACACCGTTCTCCATCTATCGGAAACGAGGGGGAATTATCAGAATGCGTAAATTTGATACCCAAGAATGGTGAGTTGGTGAATATACAGCCTCCGAAAGAATTAGGCATAACCCTTCCGGAAGGATCGGTACTTATGTACGTGCATCGGACAAAGGATTTCCTTCACTATATCTTTTTCCAGACGAATGTTTTACGTTATGCGGATACGGACGGAACGACCCATCTTATTGGAGCGAACCAATATGACAAAATTCCCAAAGCTATCACGTCCATAGGAAACACCTTGATTGTAATAAGCGAAGATCCTATAAGATATTTACTTTGGGATGGAGAGTTTTATAAGGAATTAGGAGATAAGCCCCCCTTCCCTATCCTGTCATTCGGATTGGTAGGATCATTGGATAAGACCGAACAATTGTCCGTATCCGTTGATCCGCCCTATGATGGAGCCTTTACGGAAGATCAACTATCAACTATCAGTAATTCCGTGATGGGATATGTCTCAAAATTTATCAGGGAGAGAAGTGTAGATCGAGGCATGTTTATATATCCGTTCTTTATTCGTTACGCTTATAGACTATATGACGGAACGTCTTACATGCAATCAGCCCCGATACTGATGATACCATCGTCCGGAGTAACCCCTCACGTTCCGTTTACTATTGACGTGGACACAGAGGATTTTGACGCAAAGATCATTGTAAACTTCATTATATCCTCAGTGGTATGCTCCATTAATTACAAAGTCAGCGGAATGGGAAATCAAAGGGAATGGTGGAAGGACATAGTTAAAAGCCTTGATATATTCATAACGCCTCCAATATACACCTTTGATTATTATGGGGAGATTAATGGGGCGCAAAAGATATCAGACGATAACGGTTTCGGGGTGTACTCTATAGGTGGAGGATATTACAATAGGCATACATTCGAGGAAGCCTTATCCATAGCCCTGCCGGGATCAGGTTATACCGATCAATTCGTCTTACCCGGAAAGGCCATGGATAATAAGGTGCCGGATAATTCATTGTTTTACAAAGTAGCAAGCATAGCGTATGAGGACTTGTGCGGTTATAACGGGGGTGAAAGACACTCTCTCACTTTAAAGAATAATGTGCTGGAATCGTTGCAAAATCGAGAGCAACTTGTTGATGCGGATGCGTACCAGAATTTAGATTGGCTAATACCTGATTATTCCTATACTTATAACCAGCGGTTAAATATAGCTAATATAAAAAGGATACTATTTGATGGTTATCCTCCGGAGTCTATGGTAGCGTACAACGACGGTAGCAGCACGTTGAGCATAAAGGTTTTCATAAGAGAAGGAGAAAAGGATATCGTCGTTCAAACATCCTCCTCATATAACCTTGGTATCAATTTGCATTACCTATATTACCCCAACGCTAACGCATACAAGATGGTGATAACACGGAATTCGGACGGATACCAAGCGATCGTTACCCTCTCTCCGCATAACACGCTGAACGGGTCTTACTATTTCGACTCATACGCCCCGATCATATTTAAACCGGGCAGCGATAGCACACCAATATCAACGGACAAGTCGGTCAATATGCCAAACAAGATATATACGTCCGAGGTCAACAACCCGTTTTATTTTCCGTTAGCGGGAATAAACACGGTGGGAACCGGTGAGATCATAGGTATCCGATCCACCACGAAAGCGCTGTCCCAAGGGCAATTCGGGCAGTTTCCCTTATACGCTTTCTCTTCCGATGGGATATGGGCCTTGCAATTATCGGATGCGGGATTATATTCCTCCATCCAACCTATAAGCAGGGATATTTGCAATAATCCGGATAGTATCACGCAACTGGATTCCTCGATAGTATTCAGTACCGAGCGTGGCCTTAAATTATTGCAAGGCTCCGATATCAGCCTTTTATCGTCATCGTTGGAAGGAGTAAATATTGATGAGACATTCTTTAATGTCAACCCGGATTTTAGCGATCTGTTCATCCCGGACACGGAAACTTTCGTAGAGACATTGCGAACTTGTAAGATTGCCTATGATTATACGAATTCCCTATTGCATATTTATCCCAAAGGGACTAGAAAGCATTATGTATATTCTTTGGACACCGGGGAATTCTCCACTTTCGTAGGGGAAGAGGTCAAGGCCATGGCGCAAGATTATCCAAGCTCGGTAGTGCAAATAGGTAACGTTTTGTACTCACTGGAAAAATATGTCTCTGAAGATACCAGAAAAGGCATAGCGATCACACGTGCCTTGACGTTAGGAGATCCTTTCTCTTTAAAGGTACTAGTCGATCTTAGGACGTTGGGTTTACGAAAGGATGAGTCCTCAAAAATCAAGATAGCCGTATTCGTAAGTGCGGATAGGAAAAATTGGTCTCGGCTTAAATCTCTTAGGCAAAGGGCTTTTAAATACTATCGGCTCGTTTATTTCTCAAACCTATATGATTTAGATACATTATCAGGAACCAGAGTAAGATTCGAGACTAGAAGGGATTGGAGGATGCGTTAAAGTACCCCTCGGCCTAGCCGGGGGTATATGTCATTTTTTTTGCTTGTAACTGGCCGCTACCTTCAACAACTCAATAGCGGAATTAGTGTTTTTGGCATCCTCGAACTTTATAGAGGATACCTTTGGTACCACGAACTCACTAGCCTTTAAATAAACAGCGCATTTATCCTTATCCTTTAGCTTGAGGAAAGCTTTCTTGAACTCTTCCTGATTGTCGATTACGAAATCACGGAAAAAATTCTTTATCTCCGTGTTCTTATTCCGGGTTCCCTTCTCCCTTCCTCCCATCTTCATGTGACCATTCTCAAAACCTTTTCCCATGATCTATAATCTGAAATAAACATCCTTAACCTGTGTCTCCCTTGCCTCGTTTATGATATTTCTTCTATCCACCTCCTTTTGAGAGGCGTACATCTGCACCCTAGATGGATCTACCATCCTATACCAAAAAGATAATACGCTATCAACCACGAAACGGTGGATATAAACGGCCAATCTCCTCGGATCCCCACGCCATCCTCTTTCCATCACCAAGTTTATGATCCATTCCCTATCATCCTTCACCTCGTCCATTACGGCACGGCTCTGAACCCAAGGTGAAAACGCCCGTAAATGGCCGGTAGCCTCCGACAACGCGTCATTCACTTGACGAAACATCCAATCCGCCGTTTCCTCTGAGGTCTCCAGCCCAGCTCTTTCCTTTCCGGGAAGGCCCGATACATCCCCAACCTTCCATGTCTCGAAATCCACGTCATACTCAATCTCGCACCTCAATAGCGTTATCGTTAACTCAAATCCACGCATATCGACACGTGGCTGTATGATTTTCCTGTCTCTCATATTTCTCCTGTTTCTATAATGACATCATCAACAATGACATCATCGATATCCTTAAACGGCTTCCTCTTGCACTTTCGCGGGGCTTTCCTTGAATAGGCGGTTTCCTCTATCATGGACGCTATACCCTTTAACTCCTCCTCTAGCTTTCCGGCTAGTTCCTCAAAGTAAATCAGGCACCAATTCCAAAGGACGAACCACACCACGTATTTATGGGCCAAGGTCGCCAATGACTCGCTATCATATCCTCCACGACGATCCTTCATGCGCAACACCCAATTCACGGCATCAGTATCCAATGAGTCATCCGAATCGCCGGGTATATCCTCCAAGATACCGGACAAGGATACCCTCAAGGTCGCCACCGCCTCCTCTATCTTGCGTCTTATAAAAGTATCATCGGCCTCGTTATCATCGGACTGCGAGGAGAATCTTTTACCGGGATCCTCCTTTCTCATATCTCCCAGCCTCCACGTCCACTGGTCTATGTCATGCTTTAAATATGTCCAACCTAGATTTATGTCCATATCATGCTTTTTTTAATAGCGGGGGATTCTTCCTGTATATGTTCTTCACGCACATGACGGACATATCCTCCCACAAAGATTTATAAACCCCTATCCTATCAGGCTTCCGATCGGAAAGCCAACTCATCATGGAATAACCAACCAGAGCGTCCAACAGGTTCTCGTCCAATTTCCTGTTGACGTTCCAACGTGTATCCTCCGTCCTGACCTCCCATACGAACCCTTCTTCCGAGTAAGCGGAAGAGGTTATGATTTTGGACATGCCTTCCTCCAGCGACCTTGCCGCTTGTTCCAGATATGTCCTTATAAGAGGCCTGTCCTGTTCCGTTATCTTTATCTTTAGATATAGGCTTTCCCCGCTATCCCCGAAGAGATCACGTCCCTCGAAGCTGGATAGCATTTCGCATTTATTTATCGCCTTTATATATTCAAACTCATATGTCATTTGTGATCCTTTTCTGGCAAAAATAGGGCTTTAGGTATGATTATTTTGTTATTTTGGTTATTCTGACAAAACCAAGTGCTTTTATTCGATTTATTTGCGATTAAAAAGATCAATCATGAAACGACTTATTCCTAAATCACGGTTTTCCCGACGCCCCACGACGGTTGATAGCGTCAAGCACCGCGTCAAGATATCAGGCACGGACAAGACCAACATACCTTTACTGTCTAGGTGCCAAAACGCTTGGGAAAACCTTAGCGATTTCAGGGCCACCCGTCTTCGTAATTTCCGTTACGTGTTCGGTGACCAATGGGGTGATATCGTGGTGGACAAGGACGGGAAAAGAACGAAGGAACGCGATAGGATAGCGAGGCGTACGGGAGGGGTCGCTTTGCAGAACAATCATCTTTTCAAGATCGTAAATACTTTGGCGGGGTTATACGCAAAGACCGCTACCCTTCCCGTATGTTTCGCCCGGCAGAAAGACGCGGATACCAAGTCACAGATGATGACAGACGCTTTACAGACCAACTGGGAAAATAACCTTATGAAAGATGTCCTCACCTCTGAGATGATAGAGTTTATTTGCGGTGGATGCGCCGTGGTAACGGAGGAATGGTCTAGCCATGACGATATAGAGGACAGCTACACCTACGTGGTCAACCCTTCCTATTTCTTCTATGAGTCGAAAGCCAATGATCCAAGGCACTGGGATGATTCCTTGATCGGGGAGATCCGTGACTATACATTAGGCGAGCTGGCCTCGGTATTAGCGGAGTCCGAGTATGATTACAGGCAATTGGAGGAGATTTACTCACCTTGGCTCAATCGTATGGAAAATCTGGGAACCCAGCAGACGGATCGTTTCATGGACGAGTCTTTTGACACGCCTCCCGCCGCCGACCTGTGCCGGACCTACCATGTTTGGACACTGGAGAACAAGCCTAGATACCGTTGCGTGGATATCATGGATACCGATGATCCTATATACAGGATAGAGCTTAGCGATCTTCCTGTTATCAAGAGAGAGAACGAGGATCGTATGCGTATGGGAATATCTCAGGGATTACCACCGGAGGAGGTCCCATTGATAGAATACACCTATATAATAGATCAATATTGGCATTTCCAGATGCTATCACCGGACGGACGTGTACTTACCGAGTATGACACGCCTTATGAGTATAAGTCTCACCCCTATGTTTATAAGTTACACTATTTGGTGAATGGGAGGACAGTTCCTTTTATTTCCGTTATCATAGATCAGCAACGATACATCAACCGGCTGATCATGCTTAACGACTTGGCTATCCAATCAGCGGTAAAGGGAGTAAAGATGATCCCTAAAGACTCCGTTCCGGACGGGATGTCCAATCGTGAGTTCGCCGAGCAATTCGTTGAGATCGGATCATTCATTTTTTACGAGCCGTCCAAGAGCGGGAACAAACCGGAGGTCATAACATCGAACTCTACCAATATCGGTACCACGGAGCTATTGCAATTACAATTGAGTTTCATAAACGATATAACGTCCGTGTCGGAAGCCTTGCAAGGGAAAACCCCGTCGGGATCAACGGCAGCTAGCAGATACGCCATGGAAACACAGAACTCCACTACATCTATCGCTACGTTACTAACCAAGTTCTCCACGTTCGAGGCCGAGATCGCTCGTAAAAAGATGAAAACGATCCATCAATACTATCAATCCCCAAGGAACATATCGATGGAGAGATCCGCGGGTTATGCCACTTATAATGAGTATGACCCGAAGACAGTCCAAGATATAGATTTCAAGGTCAACATCAAGGAATCCGCTGAATCTCCGGTAGCGAGAATGATGTTAAACGACTTGGTGAAGGAATTATGGATGGCCGGAGCCATTTCCGCGGAGCAAATGTTATCACTATCATATTACCCCGGATCAGACCAGATACTTCAGTCCATTCAATCCAACAAACAAGCGGTTGAGCAAGGTGGAAATATCCAAGCTGTCCCAGCTGATCAAATGAACGCAATCAACGGACAGGTTAATCAAGATGCGCTCAATAAGGCACGACAAGCCTTGATGTCAGCATAGAGGATAAAGTGTAATATCACTTTCTTTTCCCTTCTATGCTCATCAGGTGCCTTATCCTAGCCTTGACCTCATGAAAGTTGACAGGCTCGAAATCGAGAGAATCAACCAACCGATCTAGTTCGCATTTGGAGGATTCTCTCTTTTCTGTATGTTGCTTACCTTTTTTCATTATTAACGAGTGGACACCATAAGAAAAACAATAAGATTATCCACATATACCCTGTACCTGTTGTGTCCCTTTGATAAGGGAGAGGTCTAACCAAATGCGAGGATGATCGTTTAAGCCGTTTCGCCAGCAACATTCTCTTTCGTGTCTGATCCATCTTTTGTTTGTTTAGGTGATATATTGTTCCAATTCATTCCCCCAATCATAGAAGCCACTTGCGAAACCATACCTTGAGGATCATCCGTGTCCTTCAAATCCAAATCCTTTTGAAGAAAGTTATATATTTCTTCCGCTAAAGGAGTAAACTCCAATTTTTCCCCTTTTTCGCGCGCCTCATTTACGGATTCCGTCGCAAGACGAGCGGCCTCAATTTTTAAATCTGCTTTTGTTACCATTTTCTTTTTTTTTGTTGATAAATATGTCTGTTTATCTCGTTTTTATGACAATTGCAATCACAAATGAACAGCTGGATATCGGGAGCTAGCTTTCCTCCTATGTACCCGCTTAGGTAAGCTATCTCTTCTCCACCCACATCCATATTTAAGGCTATAGCCATGTGATCGGTCAAGTGCCGGCACTCGTGGAACAACGAATTGGAGAACTCCCTGTAAGACGAGGTCCGGCCTATCACCATGACGGATTCCCGGCTGCGGTAATTCGAATAGGTCAGTCCCACGTCCAGCTTGCAGGATCCTACGTTGCCATAAGCCTCCCGTATCTTGCTTTCCGGGCAACCGGCCCTCCTCAATAGGGCTATGATATCGGATATCCTCGAGCAGGTGACGTTATACAGCACGTGGATCACCCAATCGTATCTCTTGATATGGTAATCCCGTCGTATCATCTCCTTACCGTCTTGAACTCCCGCTCTATCCTCCTCCTTTGTTGCCGGGTGAGATTGGTTGCCTTGAGATTGCCCACCACCTCGGATACCTTGTCAAAATCCTTCTCCGGCATACTCGCCAGCACGTCCTTGGGGGACTCTCCCTTCATGATCCTCAGTATGTAGCCCCAGCCTCCCATCACATCATCTCCTCCCAGATTATAGGCGTACCAGATCCTATGCAATCCGCATAATATCTAGTGAACACCATGCCATCATAACCGTCTGGATCATCTATCACGGCCTTGATATATCTCGCTAGTCCTTGCTCATTCAATGGCAATCTAGATTGAAAATCAAACAGGCACATATTGGCTACATAGACATAGTCATATCCCTCGGACTTGTTTAGCTTGATGCCGTATTGCCTCAATATCTTATCCACGTCCTCCTTGGTATAACCTCTAGTCTCTTTTCTCTCACCGGAATCGTCCTCCGTCCACATTCGGGAAACGGCGAAATCGCACATGGCCTTGGAGAAATGCCAGCCATACGCCTTTAAGTATTCTCTCATTCCCGTAGGAAATTTATCATATGCGTCTAATCTCATGATCTGTAGATTTAAGAAAGGGGCGAAAGCCCCTCTCATTATTATTATTACCTACGTCCACGTCCGGAACCTCTTACTCCCCGACGATTACCATAACCTCCACTAGATGATCCACGGCCACCGCCACGATTGCCGTAGCCGCCACGTTCCCACATCTCACGGAACTCGTCGTCGTCCTCGAACTCATCATCATCGTCTTCCTCCATACGGTTGCCATAGCCTTCCATGGCCTTCCGCTTTCCTTCCTTACAGCCAAGCTTATAGGCCTCCTTAGCCAGTTCCAACATATCCTCGTCTTCCATGGCGTCGAATTCCTCGATCAGCTCCTTCAGTTTTCTGCTATATGTTCCCATATCACTCTGTTTTTTTATTATTGTTATTATTACCGTTCACGGAACCGACAAGTTGCTCCATCATGGCAACCAACCTTGCGTTAGCCTCCTTCAGATCGGACATCTCGTTTCTCATGTTAGCGATCTCACTCTCCCTCTCCTTCTCCCGGGCAAACTCAGGGTTCAGTATTACCAGCATCTTCTCGCACCCCTCAATCACGGATTTATGGTAATCGATGCTGTCAAGTGCCTGTCGGCTTTGCTGCATCATGGCGTTGATCTCCGTATTCAGGGCACCTAGATCGCATGACACAACCAGTTTCTCCCCATTTGTAGTGGGGTAATCCGTAATGGTAACGTCGGACAAGACGTTAGAGAAGCTGACGTTGTCCTCACCTACCTTGGCCTTTATGTCCACCACGATTTTAGCTTGCGGACCATACATATTGAAATTTGGATTCTCCGGTCTCGGAGGGGACACGCTGACTATGCTTCCAACCTCACAAAAAGGCGTATTCCCCTTATGAAGGATATATAAAGGATTCCCTTGTCTCTGATTCTTGAACATATTTATTGGTTTTTATGAGAGCCGGATCGCTCCGGTCTCTCGTTGATACTCTCTCACACCACTCCCGTCATTATCTGGAGCGTATTATTGCCCGACTCATAGTAACACAAGTAGATTCCGGTGCCGGTTATATCGGATGCCGTGACATCTGCGCCGTTAATGGTCGTTAGCGCCTGCGTGGAGCCGTTCGTGTCAAACACTACCGGCAACGTCCCGGTAGTACCAGCCGGGATAGGCTGGGCCAGACGGAACAAGATCAACCCGCTAAACGGGGCTGACAGGAACGGGTGATTGCGGAAGGAGAAACGAACGTTGGTCGTCCCGACCGTAACGCCCGTGCTCTCCAAACGTGGGATACCGTTCTTGTTCGCCATTATGAAAGGACTAATGAATGCCATAACTCTTTATTTTTAGGTTATTAACTCATTATCCCCATCCGTTGCCGAAGTTTCCCCAGTTACCGAGACCTAGGCCTAATCCGTACTGGGCGGCCACGCAAGTGGGTATGCCTACCACGGGGGAGTAAGGAACCTTTGCCACCTCCGGCTGGTTACACTCGATCTTGGCCAATCTTGAGCTCAAATCACCCAAGGCGTTACCTAGAGGGGCGGTCTGCGCCTGTAGAGTAGCGGCGAAATAGGCGTTCTGGTTGCTTTGGGAGATCTGTCCTTTCAAGGCTAGGTTCTCCGCCGTCAAGCGATCCATCTTGTCTTGTTGATACAAGTTCTTGAAATCACGAACCTCGTTGATGATATCACGGGTGTTCTGCAGACCTGAGTCACGGAGAGTCAACGTGTTGTTGTTCATCGTATTCACCAGCGTGTTTGTCTGGTTGCAGCTAGCCAATTGGTTCTCGTAGCCCATCTTAGTGATGTTGTTGTTAACCGTGCAGCAGCACTCGGCGATCTGGCTCAATAATTGATTGTTACCACTTTGGACGGCGTTAATGATTTGTTGGGAACTCATGCCTACTTGGTTACCCACGCTCTGGATCTGTCCTTGGATCTGGCAGATAGCGTTTTGTAATTGTTGGGTTGAGCAATTCAAGGAAGATGACAATTGGCTGATAGCCGTTCCGTTTCCTTGGATAGCGTTCATCAACAATTCACGACCAGCGTCATTGTTCAATTGAGCCGGTAATCCGTTAGCCCCGTTGTTGCCGAAGCCGTTGCCACCCCAGCCTCCCCATACGAAGAACAGGAGGATGATCCAGATCCACCAGCAACCACCACCGCCCCAAGCGTCTTGATTGCCCTTATTGTTCATCAAAGCCGCTACCAAATTGGGGTCCAATGATTTTCCACCGCCACCCATCAAGCTCGGGAGAAAGGCCATGATGTCAAACTTACTTCCACCGGAATTACCTCCTTCGGGAGTACCGATAAAATAATTTCTATCCATTATCTTTAATTTTTGTCGTTAATCCGGCACCATTACCGGACACGACAAAAATCATGAGAAGGGCTTTGCTTCTAAAATAATGATTTGCTAGTCCTTTGCTAATTCATTGCTAATTTGTTGCTGATAAGTTATGAGCATCCAGCTACGATTGTATTTGCTAGGGAAAGTATTCCTTACGTAATTGACAGCCTGTCTCGTCAATCCCGTAAGCTCCGATATTACGGTATCCGTGTAGCCTTTCATCGTTAGATTCATTATGACAAGATTCCGTGCGTCAACGTACTTTTCTCTTTTACATGAGAACATCATTATAGGATCAACCCCACACACCTCACAGGCGATAGAAATAACCCTTCTGTAAAATTCCTCTACCTTACTCATAACTTTTTTATAGATTTTGTTAAACAAAATAACTCCACGTATGTTTTATAGGTACAAGCCCCGAAAAACATACATGGAGTTATGTCTTTCCTCCGGAAGGTAGAAGAGTTGGAGGAATAGGGGCTTTATTCAATACCCGCCCCTATGGGTATTACTCACCAGATCCTATAGAATCCTCCTATACCTACATAAGGTGATAGTCCATGCTTTCCGATCCCATAACCGGCTATTGCGCCGATTCCCCATCTACGGGGGGAGATCGTCTTGGTTATATACTCAGTCCTTCTATAAACCTCGATGTAGTCAAGATTAGGCTTATAGCCGGATATTGACAGCCGGTAATCATCCGTCTTGTACTCCTTTTGAGTTATGGGTACCGGAACATATACAGGTTCCTTTACCGTGTCACCGTCCAACGTGATATAAACAGGGAACGGCTCAGGTATTGTTTGTACCAGTGTCTCATAGACCGGGTACGGGATGCTGTCATGTATCGTATCCACCTTGGCGGACGTGTCGGTCTTGGATATCGAATCACTAGCCACATCCCCCCGGATATGGTAGCCAGCCGTGAAACTGGCTACCAAGCACACTAGTATTAATATTGCTTGCCACGGTTTCATTTTGCGATTCCCTCAATACGGATGCGCTCAATAAGGATTTGCCTATAAGCTTCCATCGCTCCGAATTGTGCACGTAGCAATACTTGCTTTTGCGTTGACAATCCTTTGAACATATCCGTACCAAAAAACTTACCTAGCTTTTCTTGTTTATCGGATAATTCGGACAATTCTATTTGGAGACGATTCATAAACGTATCACAGATCTTATAAGCCTTCTCGAATGGCTCTGCTGGACTCCATGACTCGTAACCGTCTTGATACTTCACATGATATCCAGCATTTGACTTCTCGCTTTCGTTAGGTACTCTTCCCGCTTTAAGCAATCCTTTCTCAAAAGCTTCGCCCATTGTCATAGGTTCTGCTTCAATCTGTTTTGTTCCAATATATTTTTTCATCTTATTTTACGCTTACCTTTACAGCGTTAGGTCTTATATTTTTAAAGTAGATACCATCCTGCAATAACATCCGACATATCAGCCTCCCTACCATTCTCCACCTTGCTCATCCCGCCCACGATCCGGATCATCTGCTCACGATCGTTGATGTTGATAGGATCATCAGCCGGGATACCGGCGTAATCTGATACAAACTGGATATACTTTTCGGTATGGTTCTCCTCCGGAGGCGCCCATCTTCCTATCATCTTGCGAATCGTGTCAAGCTTATAGTTGTTATAGTAGTTCGACAGGATCTTGAAGATCGCCCGATAGCCATAGGCCATAGTCTCGAACTGTTTAAACGACTTGTCCTTGCTTGGTCGAACCTCTCCTTGAAAGAGATCACTGTTGATCCTAATGTTTCCCGGGTTGTTGTTTCTCAAACCTCTAGGTAATTTTTTCTCTGCCATTGTTATTTTTTTATTACATTTGTGTACTTTATTACTTATCTCCTGCCCTATTGAGAAATATGGTCAGCGATGATTTCACACCAGCTCCCCTATCCTTTTGGATCTGGGGAGCCTTTTTTATTCTTTGTCTTGTTATACTCATCCAAGAAATTGACCTTACTAATGAATTTTACGGCGGCAACCCAATACAAGAAGGCTATCACCTTGTTATCCGGGAATACCTTGCCCATGTTCTTCAATACATTAGTACCATAAAACCATATCATCGCCCACGTAATCCAAGACACGAAAGCCTTGGCGTTATCCTCCGATATATCCATCATCACGCCTATCCAAAACGAAATGATAATTATCAGGAAATACACAAGCATGTATAACCAGCTACGGATGAACTTACTCTTCCGGAAATCCCCGTGATCCGCAGCCAGCCCCCAGAACGTATCGATGAAGGCCAGCGACAGGATCACCACCAAGAAATTCTCGATCGGCGAAACGAAGTCCATCGCCGTGACAACGGCGGCTATGGCGATGGACTTTAACCAATTGGCGATGTCGGATATGTAGGAGAGGTAACGGTACATATGAGAATTAATTACACGACAAAATAAATCTTAAGGCCTCCATTCAACACGTCTCTCAAAGATGATGCCGCTAATTGCAGCTCGGAGTCGTCATTATATTCGCTTTCACCCATCGTAGTAGTCAAATAAACTTGATTACTAGCGTTCGATGGTTTATTACCCCATTTAGTCTTCGACAAGCTCCTAAGTGTTCTCAATAACGTATCTCTGGACATATGTACATGCTTCGTGCAATATAAGTCCAAGTTGTCGAAGAACACATCCTCGCTAAGACTACACGTAACCGGATATCCCTCGGCTATAATCTCAGCATTTACATAATTTCCTATTGAGAAAGTCCCCAACTCTTTCACTCTAGTAAAGCTTGCCACATCTCCAGTCACCAACGGCATCTCGGAAATAAATGTTTTTATGGTTTTTCCCTCAAAGTCTCTGTAGTTCCCTGTTATATTGGACTGCATAAGCCTTAGATGCGTGAAATATTTTGACTTGATATCTTTAGGTGTTCCATATATAAGCCTATATTCAAGTCTCAGATTATTGACGGATTCTGGAATATCGTACAATTGGCCTCTTAGCTGACTCTTGCTAAAGCACACCTCGTTCAAATCTATAAATTTGTGCAGATCTGATGTTTGCATGAGGATTCCCGGCATGTCTTCTTTATCACCAAACATATAAGAATAATAACCCAATCCATTTATGTTATGAATATTATTAACCTCTATATAAGGGTTGTTTTGATCCGTTAATTTGTAGTATAACGTATTCCCTCCCTTTTTCAACAAATAGGACGGCCCAAGAAAATCATTGGCGAACTCATCACTATAAAAATCCCCGCCGGATATACTTAGTTCGGATACATCACCCATGATAGCGCTTATTCTGATTATACCTATATTCCCGACCGTCAGATTTGTTATAAGATTAAATCTATAAGTGCCAATTTTTTCAAAATCGCCAATGGCTTTGTCCTCTAATTTTAAAACAACCGTTTTCATATTTTTACTTTTAATTATAATGCATTTATCTCATCATTCCCCCCTATATTAACCCTATTGGTAGAGAACCTGTTAGTTATACTCCTAGTATATTTATCCGTAAGGTTCCCCAACCCGAACGCCGTGGAATATCCAAGGTAATCGAGGATATCCTGCTGGCCTATGATCTCTCCACCGGCCTTATTGTATATAAAAATGTCTTCATCAAATCCATACTTGTAAGCTATATACCGGCATTCTTCCAGCTCTATAAAAAGGGTGGGGACAGGCTTCTTCCATATAGGTTCGTTATGCCATCTTGTATGCGCCCCGACACCACATCCCATCATCCTTATGCCTATGATATCATTCCTCGTGATCTTCTCCATCCTATCACAGGCCTGCGCGAAATTTACCTTCATACCATACTTCAGATAACTTTCCCGTATTCTGAAATCTATCCCCGGTTTATTCATCGTATTATTACGGTAGGTTACCGGGGACTCGCCAAACCAGTTCCTTGGTAATTGCCAGTCATCGCATACTACGATAGCGGACTTAGGAGGTATCAGGTAATTGCCAGCCTTCCAGTCTGAAAACTCACGCATTGATAATGTAGTATACCCCTTGGATTTTAGTTCTTTGGCCACATCGATCATCTTTGTTATTGCAGACCCTCCATTGTCCAATGGATGATTAGAGCCCTGATAGGTGTCATACATATTATGGCATATAATGCCAAGGCAGAACGGGGTCCTTCCAGATACGAGGTAATAATCATCGCTCATAACATTTGCATCGCCCAAATGTCCCTTCGTTATCTCCATATCGTAAAATTGGATATCAGAGAACGGACCACCTAGCCTTAACTGAGGACTCTTTCCTATCTCCGCCAATTTCTCTCCGTTAACATACAGCTTTATACTAGTGTCACCCACTATGTAATCAAAGACATGTTCTTGGCTATCATACTTGTCGTAAACGAAATATGGATAGCAGTCGTAGCTATCTACCATGGGAAGATCATAGGGAGCATTAGCCGAGCCTGTAGGGTTAAGAATCAAGCACTGGGGATATTTGCCTATTAAGTAAATCTTGCCTGTTTGCAAGATCGATGAGCAATCCTTTTTATCGCTCATATCAAAGAATGTTATGTAAAAATCACTCAATGCGTCTATTGTCGCATGAGGGAAAGCCTCCTGAGGACTATTATCCTTAGGTGTAACAGGGATCATCTCCTCATAAAGTTCCCTCAATTTCTTCCAGCCACCTTTGTCATTACGTAAGGATGTGGAAAATATAATACCCTCGTTATCTCGTCCAATGGTGAGCGTATCGTCTGATATATCTATGTACAAATCTTGGTTCATGGAGAATAAATTGCTCCTAGCTTTCAGCTCCTCGTAAGGGAGATAATTGTTGAAAGCCCTTGTCTCCGTATTATAAACAGTATAATTATCCCCATAAACATTAATGGTGCTATAACCTCCGGGTACCGGTGTGGCCGATCCTGAGGTTTCAATCATGTTCGCACCCGAGAAATCTATCGGAGAAAGCTCCAAGGAATCGTCCCAATTTACGACGATAGATGTACGGGAGGTCGATATCCATTCCGTGTCTGGAGAGCTATTCACGGATCTCCTGCCAGACACCACCAGCCTCCTTATATTACCCGTCACGAAATACAATCTTCGGGGAGTCAACAAGTCTATAGTGGCTACCCCATCCTTCGGATCTATTATTACCGGCATAGAGTACTCATCACCAAATTCGATGGCCTCCGGAATATGGTAATCAGAAGCGGTCTCGTACCCGATCATGGAATAAGCCTTATTGATGACATCCAAACCCTTGAACCAAATCATCATCACCTTATCGCCGCAAAGATTGTTACGGCCTCCTTGATGACCGGAGGAAGAGCCACCATCTTTCTGAGTCCTGTCATAGATTAATTCATTACCATCGCAGACGAAACCGCTGCGTAACCTTGCGAAAGGAGCATTACAAGACTTTCCGTTGATAAATTCCGTGGCTTGAATTGGAGGAGCGTGTCTAATGGACTGCTCATGGAGCACTTTTCCGGAACTCTCAAATGTCGCAAAGGGCACGTCCTTGATTAAGTCATTAATATTGTTACGTATCCGTCCCTTCACGGAGATCCTACCCATAAAGTCCAAATCTATCAAGTACTCCGCATCTTGTTTACCGTAATTTTTCACGCCTTTTATAGGCAAGAAACAACTCTCATTCACGAGATTGTTTTTTATTAAAGAGGTAGAGGTATCCCCATCATTCCTCTGCTTACCTACTATATTGCCATATTTGTCTATGGCAAACAATATATTGTTATCTCTATCAGTGATGGCGTAGATATAATCGTGATCAACCACATAGAACCTATCCTTAAAATCATCACTATTGAAATGGCATTTCCCCCACTTATCTATGGCAAACAATATATTGTTATCTTTATCAGTGATGGCGTAGATATAAGACCCCTCGAAGATATCATTGATAATCAAGCTTTTCCAATTAACATCTTCAGACCATTCATCGGAACTTATCGATATTTCCTCTATAATATTATCAAATCTCATCAATGAGTATTTTATCGTAAGATTTGGTACTCTCATATAACCGGGAACAGAATCCCTCGCATGCTTTTTGGAATTAAATAACATATTAGGATATAAGCGCCCCAGGTCTATCCAAGTATTTCCTTCCGTAATATCCATCAAATACTTTATAGTCAAGTTCCTCACGTAACAATCAAATGTGGATCGTCCTGTGCATCGAATAAACATGGCGTTATCTGGATAATCTGATTTCTTGATAATATAATCTTTATAATATCCAGAAGCAAGACCTTCAAATATACTAGATATGAATTTTTTATCAGAATCATACCAAGCTAGCAAGGCCGCATTACCTGTCGATATATATCCAGATACCACGAGATCCTCATCCCTGTTTAATATAATAAATGGAGTGACAACATAATCGCTGATATCCGATTGCTCTATAACCCTTCCATCATCCTTGGATATGACGGATCTAGGAATTGTAAAGAAATTCCCGTATATCAAATTCCCCGACTTATCAATATCATCCTTCACCTCCCCCCTCAAGCTCGTCTCCCTCGCGTCCGTGCCAATCCACGCCCCCGCCTCATGATCAGCCGTGAACTCGTACAAGAGACCGCCGTAATTAACGATCTCGCCTTTTACGTAGGGCTTGGTATCGGAGAAGACAGGGTACGTGTCTAGGCCGACGATGGATGAAACAGCCTTTTGGCTCATGACCTCCGTCTCGCTATTCCCGATCGTCTGAACCACCCCGGCGGCTATGCTTTGGAAAACCCCGTTATCTACCCATCCTGAATCGTTATACACGTACATCCGGTATATAGGATTCTTATGTTCCGTGTCCTCCGCTGCGTACGTAGGGCCTACCATGTAGATATCACCCTGTTTCACGCCCGTAGAGGGCAGGGCTGACGATGTAGCGACATACCCTTTTATATACAGGTCTTGCGTGAACGGCTTTGACAGGTCTGACCATGTTTTCTGATCCCGTGATATCTGGATCTTATTGTCTTGATAGCGGAACCAAGCGGCGATATACTCAGAGATCTCATACCATACCTCTCCATCATACGAGTATCGCAGCTTGTTATTAACCGTGCGAAGCATGGGAGTAAGCCCGTTGTCCCCTTTAGGTCCCTGTGCCTTGAAGCCGGTATCAACGCCATCTTGAAACCAATTTCCGTTAGAGCCTATGGTTATGTTACCCCCGACCGGAAGGGCGTCCGTTATCCTAGTCCAAGAGGAGTCAAGACGGAAGAAATCATCGGCGATACAAAGATCATAGGTGAGTTTCTCCGTTATCGTCTCCTCGTCAAGGTTCTTGTAAGTGATTATGATACCCTTCCTTCTCATCCAGAAAGGCAATTGTATGCGGGTATCCCCCGCCGATCCCATCCAAGGCAAATACACGTTGTTGCATTTCCATAATATGGAATCAAGCCTCTCTTTCGTCCTAGCGTCATATACGGCCTGAATGTATGTCAACGGATAGATCGAGAAACGCTCGTTCTTATCCTTGGCCAGCTTGTCTAGCTGCTGTACGCTATCCCTCTCGTAACCCTCGCAAATATCTTTTCGATCTTCCATGATGTATCGTGCTTTAGTTCGTTATACGTAAAATATGTTGTAGCCGGCGTTAAGTCTCAAGATCAAATCAAGGTCGTTAGCCTTTGACCAATCCTCGCCTTCCTTCTTATAAAGGGCTAGCTTGAATACGCTCGTATTATCCAACTGATCTAATTTGTAGATGTTCCCGGCCAGATAGAAAGGCTTACCTACCCTTATGTGCTGATTGCCGTTCTCCGTAAGATCGATGTTCTTACGGCCTTTGTACAATGTCCTTACCTTAGGCTTGTAGATAGAGAATACAAGCTTGAATATCTTTCTGATGATCGTGTATATGAATTGTCTCATGATTATAATGTTTTAATGGTTATACGGTAGCTCCGGTGGCATCGACCCAGTTCGTGCCTGTCCACCAAATAGGCTTACCTAATGTTGTGTCATAGAGGCATTGACCTTTTGCGTATGTACCCTGAATTTCAGCTGTGATATAATCCGATATTATACAACCATTTGGTAGTATCTTAGTTTTATTAAGAGTCAATATCCCATTTATTATAGAACCTCCTTTAAAAGATAGACTACATCCTGATCTCATATTCAATTCGGAACCCTCCAAATCTATATCTTGCGTAATCTCAAAGACTGTATCTTCTACATTAAACTTAACTTTTATATCAGCAAGTGTCATATTCATTATTACTTTAAATTATCACAACTTTATTAGTTAGAGTTACATCTATATTTTTTAGTATCGGGTATTTAAAACTCAATGTATGGCTACCGCTAGTTTTACAAGGCTTATTTAACCTCGCATAATTAATCTCATCCTCTGTATATATCTCCAGAATGACCGCCTCCTGAATATCCTCAGATATGTTTACAAGTCCTCCAAGCGTAAGATTGGAGGGATCCCCGGAAACAACAATCACAGGAGAGTTTGATGTGGTAGATACAGGAATTTTAGACAAATTCGTGGTTCCTCTTTCCACAACCAAAAATCTACTACAATCTTGTTTTGAATTAGTAATTAAAACATCACCTTCCATACAATTGACAGGAAAAAAAGTAACACTTCCATTCAGAAGGTATTCATTCTGTGTAATCGGAACAGAGTTTCCTTTATATAAATATCCTGCCTGTTTTAATATCGGAACACAATAAGGAAAGTTGTTATTTTTAACACTTTTGACGGTGACGGTTCCAGCATTTCCTCCAAAATTTATTACTGATTCAGCAGTTGTTATAGCTTCTATATTATTATCCTCAAAGACAAAATCCGAAACCCCTCCCCTTATAAGACTATATACTATATAATTTCCAAATATTTTATCCGTCTTAAAATTGTTCCCTTTTATAGTTAAACCTTTTATACTATTTTTTAATGATGTCAAACTAGTAGCATCATCTTTAATATATATAGAGACATCCTTCCCTTTGATTGTAAAGGTATTATTTATGATTTTAAGACCCTCTATATCAGAGTCCAATATTCGAAAAGGCCTAGATTTGCTCTCTATTTGATTATTCGATATTAATATATTATTAATTACTCCAAATTTATCAATAGTAGTTACATCTAAAAAATGTGAATGAGATTTTATGCAAATAGCATCATTACCTAGATCATTAAGTATAATATTATCGGATATAACAATATTATAAGCTGGGGAAAACTCTTTTGTATCATAAGGTAATGATTTGGCACTTTGTATAGCATATGGATGATTTCCATATGTTTTACCTTTACAATAGATACTGCCATACCTCCCCCCACAGCTTTCTATTATATTATCACTAATAATTATATCGTATACTCCAACATTAAAAGCGCCATACCGGCAGTTCTTGGCAATATTACCTTTAATCAATTGACTTTTATTCATATAGCATCCACCAGTCCATTCTGTTGATATAGCAAAATAGGAACAGTCTTCAAAATAGTTATTAGTATATATACAGTTATCCGATTGAGTAGCTATAAAAGAAGCAACGCCTTGAGTCAAATAGTTGCCATCATACAAAGTGCTCTTAAAACCATAGTTTATAAAAGTACCATAAGCTTGATAATTACCATAAGTAATACAATTTGTAACACGCAAAGAATATTTAAGTGTAGGATCATAAAAAATAAATTGTTCAAAATGATTATCGTGGGCAATATTCGAATCAAATACAACATTATGATTATTATTAATATTCACGGCTGATTGATAATATAATCCCCATTCTTCCACTGGTTCCTTTATGGATTGACATTGAGAATAATTTAAAAACTCGCATTGTTTGACAGTTACATTAAAACAATTTTCTATTCTTAACAAGTTCTCCGGGTTGTGTTCTTTCATGGCATAAGTATGAGCCATACCGTCAAAAATCACATTCTCTATCAATACATCAGAATTTGTATCATGAATATATAGGATATTGACAGATTGATTTTCATTTATATTCTTGGATTGTAGCCTTCCATTGTGAATCTTTTGTATATCCTTTATATCAATCCTACTACACCATAATGTACATTTATTTAAATTTACATTTCTTGAAATATTAGATAAACTTTTAAATATTTTGGTTGTTAATTCTTCATTAGTAAACCATGATACATTTGATTCTCTATTTAGAAAAGATCCATTTATTTCCAACGAATGAAATATTGTTGACAAACTGGAATCAATATAAGAATCATGACCCACTAGTGTACCATTTCTCAACGATCCCCCCTCGAACCGCAATACGCAATTCTCCGGCACCTCGATCGTCTGCCCGGCTAGGCAGTAGTCGTACTGGATGATGTAGATGGTATTAGGCTTTCTCATCATATGTTGCGTGAGCGTGTTCACGCCGTTCACGTAATGCTTCCGGAGATACACACGTCCCATGCCGGAGTAATCCTTCGGGGCGTATTCCTTGTCTTTCAATTTCAATGTCTGGTTATCCGTAACGGTTATATCCTCCTCGTCCGGAAGGTTGGTTATGCTCTTGTTACCGATCAATTGCTTGGTAGCCTCGGAAAGATCGTCCGGATCGACGGAACCGGGCTTCAAGTCCGTTACCTGTTGGTTGGTGATGTCGATTATCTCGTTCCTCAATCCCCTCCGGGTGATATACGTATCACGGATAACGTTACCCTCATGGTCTCTCCAAGCACGGTCTACCGTGATCTCCGGGGTAAGGTCGATGTCCGGCTTGAAACCGGCGGGATGGGCTGATACCGGGGCATGGCTCTTGATCTCATCAACGACATCCCCCATATTATTAACCTTGTCCTCCGCTTTCTCTACACGATTATCAAGTTTTTCCGTATCTTCTCTAATATCCTCTATGGCATTGTCTTGTGCCTCCAACTCATCGGTAATGGCCTTTTGGCTCATGGTATCAACTTCGCTATCACCACGGGAATCGAGTACGCTTACGTAACGCTCATGCTTCAGCCACTCTCCTTCCGTACCGTTCCAGTCCCCACGTAATACGGCCAGCTCGTATGAGGACAAACCATCATAGCCATAAGTGGCGGTAGAGGTCTTTACTTTCAGCACGACGACACCTTCTCCGATATTCGTAGCCTCGTTCTCAAATTCGGTAATAGAGAAAAGATCCTCTTTCTTGGAGCGGCATACGCTTCGTGTATCAAAGACATGATCCATATTCTTGACCCATATCACCTCGATAGAGTAAGTTCCTTCTTCCAACCCTGAAGGAATGTCTACATAAAGCGTGCCTTTGTCCGCTCTCGCTTGAAGTAGATATTTCTCCCGGTTGCCTAATAGAAAAACCTTTACATTAGATCGGGAGAAATCCTCTTTCACCGGGCTTATCCCCTTGTAAATAGTCCACTCTACCCGAATTAACCTGTCCTTGAATATGTATACCATGATTCTATAGTCTTGTTATTGATTGGAGTTGGCCCCGGATGGATTGACACCCATAAGAACCAACGCTTGATTAAACATACTGTCCGCGTGCTGATCCCTGTAAGTAAGCAACGTGAGGCCGGATATATAATAGATCAGCGCCTTTTTCAGCTTGGTGCTTACCTCCAAGCTATCCGTTATATCCTCGTCCGTTATGATCCCGATCTCGAACGTGTCGGATTTATCCTTCGCCTTATATAGCTCCAATGTCTTACCCGGCCTCATGGTCAACGCCAGTTTAGGTCTTTCCCATGTCCCCGTTGCGTATGGATCCGACAGCGTGGCGTATTCCTTATCGTTCCAATAGATAGGATCTGAAATAAATAAAGGCCATGATGATAGCCTAGCGTAACAAATCCGAGAGTAGTTCTCCGGCAAACTTACATGAGCGACAAGATCGTCCGTTATGGTTCCGTCCGTTATTATCTTGTTCGGTTCCAGCAGGCCCCAGTCCGCGTTACCGTTCACGAAGCGCAACGCCTCCGATATCTTGGACTTGATAATCGTGTCCATTTCCTCGTTATCCTGCGTTCCTAGGAACTCAGCGTCATTAAGCCCGATTTCGTCTATGCAGATCTTGACCTCACTCACTATGTCGCTCACGCTAATATCCATATCATTTCATGTTCGGGAATGAGACACTTAATTTATCCTTTAACTCCTCGAGCATATCATCGTTCTCCACCTTATAGCCCATCTTGGCGAAATAGTCGATAGCGTCATTCACGTTCTTTACGGTCTTGACCTCTTTCACTTGTTTTTCCCGGCCTCTCGAGTTCCTCATGACCGAGACACCAGACACATCATCGTCTTTTAACGTAGAGACGATCCGGATAGACGTACCAAATCGGCAATCATTCTCGATAGCGTCTTGTACGAAAGGGTTGCTAGTCCGTAGCAAGGCGTTCTTGCCATTGATGAAATTACCGCCCTTGAACTCCATACTAACCCTTGTGCCGCAATATATAGTACGGAGCATGCAATTGTCCTTACCTACCAACTCATATGTTTTCGTGATCATTCGATTGATTTTATTAGACCCACCGTGCGTTTGCTCCGGTGGGTCTTGTTTGACAATATTACAGTTTACACGTTGATCTCTCCCTTGTATGGTTTCCATGCTGTACCGTCATATACATACAATCCGACGGCGTGCGTATCGTCCGCTACGGTCAAATAAACCACATCGTCCTTTTTCGGTGTAGATACGGAACTCAGGGAAGCCACGCTGGAAACGACTGTGTCAAGCATAGACAGCTTATATCCGCTCACTGTCACGTCCGGACCGATCAGCATCGAGTTATAACCCGTAAGCATCAAGCAGTCATCCTGAATATAATATTGGGATTTGGCCTCCCGTACCTCACCGCCTTCTCCCTTGGAATGATCCACGGTAAGAGTTTTTCCTTTTTGGTAGTAATAACGCTTGGCCTCGGACATCGGGAAAGCGACGGCGCATTCCTCATATCCAAGATCGTCAAGGGCGTGCTCGACCTTGAAGTTCAACTTTCCGAAAGTGGTCTCGAAAGAGGAGATATCAATACCGATATTCTGTTTCTTGACGAATGAGATATCCTTATGTTTCGTGAAATCGATGTTCAGCAACTTCTCGATGAACTTGGTACCGCAATACACGTCCATCTCGTTCGTGTTCGAGTACTTTCCGAAAAGCATACGGGTGATACCGATAAGATCGGCGAACTCCAATGTCGAACCGATCTGGTAACCCAGCCGTAATTGTCTCAACACGCCTTTCTGGGCATACACGTATTCGGTACCTGTTTTCTTGGAGCCATACTTCACGAACTTCGTACCTACGCCGATCAACATCGTGCGTGTACATTTCTTACGGAAATTAGACAAAGTCCAATCCTTCAAGTCTTGCACGTTCCACTTAGCCTTCTTATTGATACGCTCGAAGAATTCCGTCCACGTGATTGGACATACCTTCTTCTGCAAGTAGGCGATCTCTTTCTTGGGATAAGCGGAATCCGGGGCGATCTCCACCTCACTCTCACTCATGGCCGGTGCCATGATGTGCAATCCGGTACCCGCTTTCAAATCCGGCACATACATGTTTTTTCCTTCATCCAACGGGCCATTAAGAGCGGAAACCATAATACCGTTAGCCTTATCCGCGGATATGACATAGAGGACTAACGGACTACCGTCAGAATTTCCGTTCTCATCATATCCGGTTACGCCGTCTACCAAGACAGTGTTGCACTCGGCAAATAACTTCTCGTCATTCTTATACAAGCTTAGTTTTACCTCAGCGTCCTTTTCCGTGTTGGTCACCGCCGCCTTGGTAACGCAATCCATTATAGCCTCGCCAATATTGTAATGCTCCGGTTCCTTCGTGTTGACATGGACTTGCTTGGCGAGCTTGAGGAAATCCGTGTGCATGGGATATTTGTACGCTTGAAATTTACTGACGTAATCCTCTACCTTGTTCTCGGCCAGATCAGCGTCAGTGACCGCAGATCCGGTAGCCCCCTGCCCCTGCTGATCAATACCCTTACCTGCTGCGTCCGGGGTCGCGTTCTCCAACGGCTTGCCATCATTGGGATCCGTATCACTTCCATTCTCCCCGATCTCCACGGCCATAGCCGCTCCACCAGTCAATACCGCCAAGACAAAGAACAAAGCCTTGACCCAAAACATCTTGTCTTTAAATAATTTATTCATCGCAAAAGTATTAATTGTTATTATTCTTATTATAAAAAAGGATTGTTCACGTCTTGCGTAACCGGCTTCTCCTGCCGTGCTCCTTGCCTTCCTCTCGGTCTTTCCTGCTTACCGCTAAGATCCTTTAACTTGTCGGTAACTTTCTTGTTGATCCCTTCCGCAACGCCTTCCTCCCGAGCGGCCTCCACGTCTTGGTTATAATTCATTCCCTTGGCCATCATCTCGAAAATAGACGGGTCCAATTTACCGACGATCAAGTCATCCATGACTTGATACATCTTGCCTATAACCTCCTCCGCTTGATCATCGGAAAGGCCCATCTCCGAGGCTTTCGCCCTTATCCCTTCCACGCTAGCCGGCATATTCTCCGACATTTGTTTCTCGATCTCGTCCTGTTTCGCCAGTTTCTCCAAGTAAGCGTTATGAGCGTCGGCCAGCTTTTGCGAATAATCGGGATCATCGGCCAAGGCTTTTAAGTCAAGCCCCTTATTCTGTACCATCCACACCACGGGATCGAAATCATCCTGATCCCTAGCGGCTACCATCAACTCGGCGAAAGCTGGACTCTTCGATAGGTTCTCCCGCATTTTCTTAGAGTTTCCCTCATAACCCTCATACTCGTCCATGAACTGGTTGACCGAGCCGTAGTAAGCCTCCTCGTCATCCATGTTAAGATCCGGATTCCGTTTGGCGTATCTCTGTCTGAATCTCTCTTTGTTAGATATATCTGCCATACCTTAATCGATTTTGTTTTAGGCAAAGGAAAATAATAAGGTATATCCGTTTTGTTATTTTGATTATTTTATTTAACCCATGAACCCTAAGAATAATCAAACATGTGAATCTATTTTTTATCTTTGTGATGTTCACCAAAACAAGCGTTCTTTATGGTTAATGGCGTAGATTTCATCCCAGAGCGGGACATGGAGCTTTACGAAGCTTATAGACGTGCTTTGAAGATGAGGGAAGTGAAATCCCACCGAGAGGCGGTAATGAGGGCTATATCCTCACATGCCTCTAGGTTCTGGATCTCCACCCTTCAAGCGTATAGGGGAATCCTGCTGATCAGGAAAGGGAAGACCAAGGAAAAGGGTCGATCGATCAGGAACAAGATGATCGATGACATTTATGGGATTTACAAAGAGCTGGAGAAAAAGAGAGAATTCAAGGGAAGCTCCGTTTATTTCATCACCTCTTTCGCGGTCTATCAAACGGCCCCCTGTTTTTACATATCCTATTCACGGGCGTTGGCGATAATACAACGCATCAACCGGGAAAGGAAAAATGGAAGGTAAGCTAAAAAGACTGATTCCTTCATTAATAATCGCCTTGACAAGCGTCATACTCCAACTCGCAGGTAAACATTTCTATTTCGATACCAATTCCATACCATACGACCATTTCCTTTACACGTTCACCCACGCGAACATCTTTCATTTATCATTAAATCTTATCGCCTTATTCCAGTTTAAGCCTCGTGTGAAAACATGCCTGATCGGTTACGTGTCTTGCGTCTTGGCCTCGTTCGTACCACTAGCCTCATTGCCGGTTCCTACATGCGGCATGTCCGGATTTATCATGGGATGTTACGCTCGCAGATATCACGCCTATAAACTAAGCCTTTGGAGAATAATATTGAGCAATATCGTCATGGCGTTTATCCCCTTATTCAACTGGAGGATACACTTGCTGTCATTCCTAATAGCCTATATCATCTATGGAGTCATACAGAAAATTAGCGTTCACGGAAGAGGTTGAGTCTATATTGGCCGAGAATAACAAGAGGCTGAAAAATATATTCGGCACGCACGACCAATTCACGGGGCGTGGAATGGAGGGGCATAGCCATAGGGTTGTCATAGATGATTACCCCATAAGGGTGCAGTGGCTTACCGAGGAGGTTTTCAAGAACGATCTGTATCAAGATGTTCTGAAAGCTGGTTCCATAAAGGACTACACGATAAGGTTCAACGAGCTGTACCCGGATTCAGATGGGATAAATGAGGAGGACGTGGCCAACATGCTATTTTGGGCTCGTTGCTCGAGAGACCCCTCCTTCGCCTTTTTCTCGTTATTTAAGATCAAGTCGAAAGAGGCGGGAGAAATGATCCCCTTCGAACTTAATTACGCCCAACGTTACGTGCTATCCGTTCTGGAGGAAATGAGGCATAAGGGAGTCACGATCCGTATAATATTATTGAAAGCCCGGCAATGGGGAGGTTCCACCTTGGTACAGCTCTATATGGCGTGGATACAGCTATTCGTCATGGAAGGATGGTATTCCGTAATTATAGCCCAGACGAAAGATACCGCCAAACGTATCAAGGCCATGTATAAAAAGGTTCTCGATAATATCCCGGGATTTATATATGGTGTTGACAAGCTACAATTCGCCCCTTACGAGCATTCGGCGTCCGACTCCATAATCACCGACCAGTCCGGGAACAAGGTACGTGATAACGTGATAACCGTGGCATCTTATGAGAATTTCGAGTCAACACGTGGTATGGACTATGCCATGGCCCACTTCTCGGAGGTAGCCTACTGGAAAACAACGGACGGCAAATCGGCGGAGCAGGTTATAACAAACATAGACTCGAATATATTGGAGAGACCGTTGACCATGGAGATCTCCGAGTCTACAGCTAATGGCATGGCCGGTTATTTCTATGATGAGTACCAAATGGCCAAGGAGGGCACTTCATCCCGTAAGGCGCTATTCATACCGTTCTTCTTTATCGAGAACGACATGATAAGATTCAAGGACAAGAAAGAGACCCGGCTTTTCATACTGGATCTATTAGAGGGAAGGGATGTCACGACCTCCCCTAATGACAATAGCGAGCCGGGACAGTATCTATGGTCTCTATGGGAAAAAGGAGCTACGCTGGAGCACATCAAATGGTATATCAAGAAAAGGGCCTCGTTTCATGATCACGCCTCGATGGCATCCGAGGCACCATCCGATGATGTCGAGTGTTTCAAGTATTCCGGTAATCTCGTGTTCAATATCTACACGATCGAGGTGATGCGGGAAAGATACGTATCACCCCCAGAGTTCATTGGCGACATATCCCAATCAGAGAAGACCAAGAGGATAATTCTCACCAAGAATCCGAACGGCCTGTTGAGAATCTGGAAGAGGCCCGATGATACAAGGACATCCAACGAGTATCTTGTCATCGTCGATGTCGGTGGACGTAGCAAGAACTCAGACCCGTCATGTATAACGGTTATAAACAGGTGGAATTTACGATTCAGCGGAGGAAAGCCGGAGGTGGTAGCCAGATGGCACGGTCATATACGATATGACTGGCTCGCCTACAAAGCCGTCAAGATCGCCAGATACTACAAGAACGCCCTTCTCGCCTTCGAGAGCAATACGTTTGATAAGAAAAAATCAGAGGCATCCGAGTTCGTGGAGGAAGGCGATCATATTCGTGGCATACTGAAAAAGATAGAGGATATCTACCCCAATCTTTACATGCGTGCGGCGACGGATCCCGAGGACATAAGGAACGGCATATACAAGAAGATAGGCTTCCAGACCAACAAGAAGACCAAGCAGGACATGGTGGATAATTTCATAGTGGCGTTCGAGGACGATATGTTCATAGACCCGGATGAGCGCATGTATAAGGAGGCATCCAAATACGAGCAACGTCCGGACGGTAGTTACGGGAATATTCCCGGTCGTGGCAATCACGACGATATATTGATGACAGACATGATAGGAGCGCTCATATCAGAGGATATGCCTAAGCCTTCTATAATCAAAGAAGAATCAACGGGATATCTCGATTCATATCCAAAAAATGAGTCGAGTTTATAGCGTGCGCATGAACGTTTCCCTTGTAAAAATCAATATTAGATAAATAAAATACGACTTATTTTTTACTAATATAAAATAAAGAGAGTATATTCGCGTAGTCACTGATTAGAATGTAAGACGTGACACACATTGTGGCGTTAAAGATATCGTCTCCTATAAAGACCTAAATTCCCCAAATTTATAAACATAACAGGGAGCCGATAGCAACAATACGCCCACGTTATTTGTATATATAATCTATATATAAGACGTGGGCCGTTGCTTACTACCTGTTATGTTGGCGTGGGGACGCCGGGTCTTGGTAGTTGTGACGGCGCCACGTTTTTTATGTGTATACGGTATGTTATATATTTATAACCCCTTATGGCTCTCATCCGTGATGGACCGGAGTCATTACTTAAAGATATTACACTAGGTTGTATTCATAAAATAACTTTATCAAAGTCATACCGCTCTTTCGTGAGAACCAGAGGTATATTTATGCCAATTGGCATAAAATATAGTTTGAATAAATATTTCCCGCTTCCCTTGGGTGGTATTGGGAAGCATTTTAATACGGATATACCCACCGTTGCTATTCCGGGAGGATCGGCAATGATGATTAAGTATGTCTTTGTTTAGATATGGATTTAGATATTATAACGTTCCTGTCCGTGAGAATCGGATCGTTTAAGGTTGTCTGAAAACCATTCATATAGATTATGTTAAATAATAAAAACTCCCTTGTCCGTGAGGATTTGGGGAGTTTTCTATTTTTTACTATTCCTCGGGATAAAACTAAAAGTAAAATATGCCGTAAAACATGCCTCCTACGGAATAACGGATGTGAAGATTGGGTAATTTTGCAAAAAAAATAAACTTAAACATCATGAAAAGGTTTCATATATCGTTTATTTTACTTCTAATATCTATATTATCTTACTCTCAAGTATCAATTAACATGCAAAAAGAAAACGGTGTATACAAAGTGCCTTGCATTGTAAACGGATTGAGGATGAAATTTATATTTGACACAGGAGCTAGCGTTGTTAGTCTTTCGCTTACAGAGGCTAAATTCATGATTGAAAATGACTATATTACAAAAGACGATATAATAGGAAAAGGTAAGAGTCAAATAGCAGATGGAAGTATAGTCGAGAATACAGTTGTAAATTTAAAAGAAATAAAAATCGGAGGATTAATATTGAACGACGTTCAAGCTACAGTTATTCATGATTTTGGTGCCCCCCTACTTCTTGGACAATCAGCAATACAAAAACTAGGTAGCGTAACTATTGATGGAGATATATTGACTATAAACAACTTTGACAAAGAAACTCTTTCAGAAAATGAAATAGAAAATTTGTTTGACAACGCAAAAACATACTATAAAAAAGGTATGTATGCATCATCTTATGAATGCTACGACAAGTTATATAAACTAGACTTATTAAATGATTATGGATTATACAGTTTCTCTATTGTATGCATGATGTGCAATAAGGATAAACAATTTTTAAAATGTCTTCAAAAAGTAGAATCTCCAAATAGACTTATGGATGATGGAATAAATTATTACAACATAATAGGACATGCCTACCTTTTAAATAATAAATTTGACGAAGCTATATCTTCTTTTGAAAAGGCCATGATGTACGCATCATCAGATAAAGAAAAAGCATTTATTAAAGATCTTTGGGCATCTGCTTGCGAGTACAATGAAGACTTCTATAATGCATCTGAATTATATGCTCAATCACTACATTATAAAGCAAAAGAACTAAAAGTCACTAGAGAATATCTAGCGAAGGATATTTTGGGTATACTAAAAAAAAGCGATAAAAGTGTAAAAGACGAGGATTGCGAAAGACTTCAGTTTAAGATATTTGAAATGGGATATAGAGCAGGAAGATCATCATATGAGCAATTTTACAACGTGGCATTGAGACTAGCTCATCTTGGAAACCACTACGCCATACGATATTTTGAGAACATTAATATTGATTATAGATCAATGGATCCACCTTCAATGAAAACTGATTATTAATTTATTTTTAGGTCTTAACACAAGGCCATCACTATAAGTATTAGATGTTTCATATGTACTTTTTTGAAGAAAAACACATTGTCTCATAGGATTCCAAATAAAACAATATGTTTATTAACACTAACGGGTGACACCAACGCCACCCGCTATCTTATCACTCATCTGAATCCTCAAATATCTCCAGCGCCTGTAACTTTAACTCATACAATTGGTTCTCCAGAGAATCATTATCGCTACCGACCTCACGAAGGAACCTCTCCATATCGGATATGGCCTTCACGTACTGTGACAATACCATGGATCTCCTGTAATCATCGCTACCGGTCAGCTGGTTTAACTTGACCATATATCCGGCCCTGTCGAAATCGTCCACGGAAGTATCCTGTATTTTCTTTAGATATCCCTTGTAATCATGATCCATTTCCGAGACAAAGTCTACGACCTTCTTGTTATATATGGAATTCATCCGGCTCAGCTTCAAATCCTTGTCCCCTCCGGTCAAGAAACGGCTTAACAGGGGATAACGACTCACCGGCATATCTCCATTTTCTCCGGACAGCATATCAAGGACTAAATCAGACACGCCCAATGCCACGGTACCAAAACCTCCTGTATATCCAGAAAGAATGTTCTGCCAAGTAGCCGGATTAAAGCTCGTGCCTCTCTTGACATCGTCGCCACCCGTTAACGAGTTGAGTGCCCTCGACAACTCGACCATAGTGGTACTGGTACTCCTGTAGACCTTAGTATATTCCGGATCATAATCATTAGCCTTATTCATCGAGGTCTTATAGATAGGATTACCCATAAAATTCACGTTAGAGGCGTTTTGGGCGATAGGCTGAACCACCGTAGGCAGGAGATTTAGAGCGAACTTCCAACTATCATACTCCCAGTTTATGTTTAACGGGGATACCATATCAATCCCTGTCTTAACGACATCCATAGCCTCCACTTCCCTTTTACCAGATAATTGCCCGGCAATTATATCTCCGATCTTGAAATAATTGGCAAGCTCCGGAGATAACGGAATCTTGAGCCAACGACCATGAGTCAAACGAATACATATATTATTCTGTCTCTCATGATCGCTCAATGAATCAAAATAATCCCTATCATCATCATCGCTATCCCATCCCAAATAAGCGAAGAGCATAGGCATAAACAGATTATTGAGTAACGAGACAGACGATCCCATGAATATTAGTGGGGCTATACGGGAACCTATTCCTTTAATTGGATGATTTCTCATCATGGAATATTCCTTATACATGCTTTGAACGGCGGCGTTAAAGAACAACACCCAATCTCTTCCATACTCAGATATCCACGCTGCTGTGTTAATATACCATTTATCGCTCTTCGTTTTCTTTCCGGCACCTTTCTTGTTAAAGTTAACCGATACCTCCTTGGCATCATTGATTGACCGGTCAATGGATCTTCCATGTTCCCGGCTCGTCTTATACGCCGCATATCGGTTCACAAGTTCCGCTACATTACCCATGAACTCAAAGCACTCAAATACAGTAGAGACTAGTTCTTTGGGGGATAACTTCCCAATATTACCATCCGAAAGTTTCTCTAACTTGTTCGCTAAATCCTTGGCGTATTCCTTTTGCGTCTCCACGAACGTATATCCAGTAGCCCCTCCATTATCCATGAACTCCTTAAATATCGCCTGTTCCTTATCAGAAATATCAATCTCTCCCCTTCTGTATTTATACAGATTACGACCTAAACTCCGAAGTCCAAATAACGCTCGCCTCTGGTTCCCTGAAAAATCCTTGAAATACCTAAAGTTCTCCGTCACAAACACGGAGTTATTGGCATAAGGCGTATCTCTTATCAAGTTGGCAAACGAGAACGCCACGTTCTTGGACGTAAAAGCTCCGGCCATAAATGTTTTCAAGTTCCTAGCTACGACGTAAGCGAGATCATCCTTCACGTCCGGATTAGTCAATCCATTTACCGCTTGCGCCAATCGGGGATTGCCATTAACGGTCATGACATACCTGTTACCTCCCACGAAAACCTGTACCTGATGCTGGCTTCTCTGGTCATACAATGTTTTATATGGTATATCCGATCGACCTCCTTTAATCAGCTCAGCCTTACCTTCCTCTCTAAGCTCTCTCATCATTTCCTCATGATCTTTCACCGCCTTGGCCACTTCCTCGCCAGAAGCGTTATCCGGTATTTGCGGAATGGACTCCACCCATTCCGGATTTTCCTCGGTACCGACATTTCGAACCCAGATATTATCTATGGTAATAAGACCGCCAGTGTCATGATTGCTAGCTAAATTGAGAAAACGTTGTTTCGCCAAGTTCCTATTTCCTGCGGTAATAGATCCGTATCCAACGTGTATCAAACCAGCGAAAGGATTATCAGCCTCAGAGATACGTCCTTTAGCGGTCTTCACTGGGTTTCCCATCTTTATCTCCGTAGCGTCTATGTAATCATAAACATCGGAGGCAATATTATCGGAGAAACCTCTCAACGGGATAAAGTACTTAAACCGGGAAAGGTTCTTATCCATATAGGACTTGCTTATCAGCCCGGACTCATACTGCCTCCTTAACGTATACTCTGACACGTTATGAACCTTATCCCATAGATTATCGACTAAAACCATATTGTGGGTAGACTCATAATCTCTCACGAAATCATAAGCGTCAGAAAGCCATTTATCTTTATTCGCTCCATCCTCCGAAGGCTTAAACACTGAAGACAAACCACTATAGTCCTTTCCTAGAATCACACCATAAGAATTATCGCCTAACTTCCATTGGAATGACAATGCCTCTCTATCCAACTCCTTTTGTTCCTCGTCCCACGCTAGATCCTTATTAAGGACATCTTTCTTTGAATCTTCCCACCTATCAATCAACGTTCCGGTCACCTTTTCTTTATATTTATCCATCTCCTTGTTATAGATCTCGGATTTGACAAATGATTTCCGATAATCGGCGGCTATCTCAGCAGAACGCTCAGCCTTACCTTTATCAACACCTTTCTTTAGTTCCTTGCCAAAAACCTTGTCATACGTCTTTTTGTAAGCCTCACTCCCCTTTTCCTCCGCAACCTTTTCCGCTGTTTTTTTAGCGTTTTTAAGATCAGAGTCGGAAATAACCCCCATTTTAGACAAAGCGTCCACGTCAAACGCCTTAAGAGTTTCTATGCCATCCCTTACGGACATATCACGGTTTCTCTCGATACCGTGTTTAGATTGTACATATTTAACCAAATCCCTTAATGGCCCTTTAGACCAATCCCAAGTTCTTCTTAAACCTTTCTTGGACACCTCAGAGACATCACCTATCAATGCCCTTATAGCCTCATTCAAAGGATTCAGGAATTTAGAGTCGAAACTATCCATATCCGCCTTATTCTTTGAAGACAAAGCTATAAGGGCGTAATATGGATTCTCATAGTCCAGTATCTTCGATTTGGTTTTCTTGGCCAATAATTTCAAGAACTCATCTATAGCTGTTAAAGAGTCAACCATAGCCTCTTTGAACTTAAAACTGTCGGAAGATGCCACTTTATCCCAAGCGTCAACCATTTCCTTGTTTAGGGGTTCTTCATCCTCCACTTCCGCTTTAGCCTCCCGGAACCGGATTTTGTCATTGTTTTTCTTTGTTTTCTCTGCGAAAGCGAAATCATCCGTCTTTTCCCTTACGCTTTCTCCAACGCCTCTACCCTTGTTTTCAGATCCTGCACGTCCGATGACAGTCCGCTCACCGTCGATTCCATCCCGGACACTTCCGTTCCTATCGACCGTATCTCCTCTGTCAAGTTGGTCTCCATCGTTGTCAACTTGGCCGTCAGTCTTTTTTCCATTTCGGTCAGTTGCGTTTTCAGTTCCGTCAATAGCGTTTTCAATTCCCCTTGGTTTGTCGATATGGTCTCGTTCACTTTCGTTTCCGTTCTCATTAACGCCCTCGATTGTCTCGAGTTCCCTTCCAGTACCTTTTGTTTCAGAAGGTTGTTTTCCTTTTTCAGGTTCAATATCTCTTTCGATTGATCCATTTTCGTTCAAATTTATATTGTTAAGGCCTAATCTATTTCTCATCACGATATCCTCGGCCACATCCATCAAGTTTCCTTGCTCCAAGTTCTTATAGCTTCTCCAGAGAATATAACGGAGGTCATTATCCGATAACTTGAAATCAAGGCTAATACCTGCCTTTCTTAACATATCAAGAAAAGCGTCCTTGATCTTTTCCCATAACGAACGCTCGGTCTTGTTATCGAAACCACGTTCCGCTAATTCAGCGATGTATTCCTCTGTAGCCTCACGCAAGTTAAGAGGATTGCCTTTAGTCCGGTCAATGATATTTTTCCGGATATCCTCGTTGGCGTTCCGATACACGTTATCAAGGAAAGTATCGAAATCATCCCCGAATAGCTCACGTAACCCGTGATGCCCTACCACCTCATGGAGGAAAGTTCTTTGAGCGTCACCTACGGACGTGGAATTAGGTGATACTATGACTATCTCCCCGGTAGAAGTGTCATACCAGCCTTTGGAATCTCTCTTACGGGCCAACATATTCTCATCCGTATCGGTTATATCGTCCACGTCATGGATTACCTTGACAGGGGTATTAAACTTGGTAGACCAATCGTTTATTGAGGATTCAATAGTTTCAGCCTTATTTAAATTAGCAGCACCTTTTTCACCTATAGAACGAAAACGAACGCCATCAATTTCTGAGGCTTGCTTAACTGCCTCATTTCTCGATATCTCATCATCGGCTTTATAAGTGAATATTTTCAAACCCGCATCGTATATCGCCTTACGAATGTCACCATCTACGTTATCCGGGACTACAGCGGCAGCAAATTCCTCCAAATATACAGGACGTTCAAACTTAGTCTCGAAGTACATTGCCGGATATTCATTCCTTATGGCATCCACCATCTCATTCAGCGTCTTCACATCCTCATCAGAAAAATCTATCCCATATTCTTCCTTTATATATTTTTGAGGGTCTTTGCTTCGTGCCGCTTCCGCCAACCTGTATAGACCGTAGTCGTCATATCCTTTGGCATCCGGTTGCAATTTTTCTCCTAACTCATGAAATACCTTAGACCATTTATCCCTGAAAGCGTCAACGTCAGCATGATCCGTAGTCAGCTTCCCTTTATCCTTGCGTATATCTTTCAGTGAGCCTTTAGCATCCAGCAAACTCGCAGCGAAATTTTGGAACGACGCACCTATTCCGACAGACGCGCTTCTTCCTTGCTTCTTCATAAACTTGGATACGTTCTCCAAGGTGTTAGGAATGTACTTTCTTATACCGGAAGGAGTAAATCCGTTAAAAATAATTTCTTTTATCCCGTACCTTTCATTCAATTTATCGAGCCACTTGTTAAAATCGCCTCGCATTCCATTTTCTTCTATGAAATTCCATGAATCGCGCATTGTTCCGTGAGCATCAACCTTGTCGGAATTGCTTATGTCATCACGTACTGATTTCATGAAGCTTTCTACCGCAGAGTAATCAAACCCATACTTATCGATTCGTTCAAGATCCGTCTTACGTTTCTCGTAGAGGATTGATCTTGGATTCATTTTACCTATAGCTTCTTCAAGCTTGGCTCTACGAAGTTTTATCGCCTCATTGTAACCTTCCGTACTAAATCCTTTATATTCCATATAGGCATCTTTCAGACGGGACAATTGCTTGTCAGACAAACCACTCATGGAGAACGATCCATTTGTGGCATCTTCAACTTCGGTTCTTGTTTTCTCCGGATATGAAGGCTTTGTACGGGCTATTTCCGGAGCTTTACCTTGCTCATATAAATACATATAAGCAAGACTATCCTCGCCTCTTCCATCCATATAGCTGTCCATCCCACTTTTGGTTGTCGACCGCATTTCCTCTGGAAGTTTTTGCAAGTCTTTTGAAAATGCGTCACTGCCTTTCCCTGAAAACTGCCTCTCTATAGTTGGATAAATGGGTGTCCATGCGTCTTGACTCCAAGTACCAGCATTTTTTCCAGTACGTTTCTCAATCATGGAAGAGGGAAGTACAAGCGATATGGAACCATAGCCAGTATGCGATTGTCTGGATATGTCTATAACGGCCGCACTCGGATTGGCGAAGCCTCCTTGTCTCAATGCTTTTCGAAGTTTTTCTTCACTGATATTATGTAACCCAACCAAGGACTTTTCGCCATTCTTATCTTTTACTTCTCGGAAACGAATACCACTATCCGGCCTTATCTCCTCAAAAGTGGGCTTTACCCTTATAACATGTTCACCCTCCCCTCGCTTATTAACTAGTTTACCGTTCTCATCTTTCACCAAGGTCAATGGATCGGTATAGTTAAACCGCCTTACGATCTCATAAACACCATCATCACCAATATTAGAAATCTCATAGATAGAGTTGTTTACCCTTGCCTCTTTCAATCCACTCTCCAGAAACGCTTTTATATGCTTCCGCTCTGCGGAGGTTATATAATCGTCTTTATCAACCAAAGACAATTTCTTTACTTTTCGGGGGGCAATATCTTCCTCCCGTTTAATTCCTTTATATTCAGAGAACGGTTTGGTCTTCCGGATTGAAGAATCAATCCATTTCTTGAACTCATCCAACGCTACCCCGGTAATGTTGCCTAACCCTTGCCAACCTTCCCCATAGTTTGACAAGTAAGCGGACCTTGCGTCTTCCAAGGAAGAGAATCCCATCATAACCTTATGCTCATCGAATGAGCCATCAGTATTCACCTGATCCACGACATACACCATGTCACTATTCATATCCGGACCTAGGAATACGTCTATATGATCACCATCCACACTTTCAGTGCCTCGAATGTAACCGTAAGTGTTGTTCATGGTAACAGACCACTCTTTTCCATTAGCATCCTTACCGGAACGGACGGAACCGGCGGGCTGTTCTATGGTGACATCGAAACCGTTTATCTTTATATGGCCTTTCTTGTAATTCCCGGCCTCTTTCTGCGCCTCGGAAGGGTTAGTATTAACCTTTAGCTCCTCATCGTGCAATCTCTTAGCCTCAACTATGCGCTCGGCATAGTCCAATGGGTTCTCACTCTCCTTTGGGGAAGGGGCGACAAAAGGAACTAGTCCCCTTGATGAGCCTTCTTGTGTAGCTCCATCCGTGCGATCAATGTCGGGGCCAGCCGATTCTCTTCCCTCAACCTCTCCAGTTCCCCCGGTCTGATCAAGTTGTTCTCTTGGCAGTACCTCGCCGCCTCCCTCGCGTAAGCCATCGCCTCCGCTTTCGTCATTTCCTTCAATGTTTTCATTTTCTATCGGTTTATTTTGCGCTAAGATAGCGTCTATTTCATTTTGTTCGTCAATTATGGCCTGTATTTCATCCACGATTTGCGAATCAAGCTCGCCTCGCTCCTCATCAGTCAATTGTTTCTCCGAGAAATCACGTACCATGCCTTCCTCATACGCCTCGTATTCTTCCGGGGACATTTGATAATTCTCCTCGCACCACTCAGCGTAAGCGTTGTACTCGGCCTGTCTCTCACGCTCAGCGATCGCCTCACGGTTCCTCTTGACATAATCGATCAAGTCTCCACGTGTATGAGCGGAAGACAAGACCTCTATGATAGCGTCCCTTCCGGCGTTCGTATCGTTCTCATCGAAGAAGTTCGTACCATTCTCCTTATCGGCAAGCTCCAATATCTCACCCGCCCTCTCTATATTAACACCGCCTTTCTCCGGAGAAGCGAACAATCCGAACATCCTCGCTGTCTCATTATTCCCGGCACCCGTCTCTTTCTTGTAAGTGTCACGTGTCAATTTGATCGCCCCATTAGCCAGCATCATGGCCGCAAGCTCCTCTCCGCTCATAGGATCACCCATCACGGAGATCTCCTTCGCTATGACATCACCCGGCTTCTTGCTGGCCTCCTTGATATCATCATCAAGATTATCCCAGAAATCAGCCTCGACCTTGATCGCCTCATATTCTTGTCGGGCTTTTATCAATGCGGCCTCGGCCTTATCCTCTTTTCCGATAGGGGCATCATCGTATGCCTCTTGCGCCTTTTCCAAGGCATCAGACGCTTTTTTAAGGCTTTCATCGAAAGACTTTCTCGTCACCTCGATCTTCCTTGGCATCTTATCGCCATATTTATCATAGAGGAAATCCAAGGCCATATCCGTTCCTGATGATACGAAATCGGGTGTACCATCTTCTCGCATGACCATGGAAGGATTCTCCACATTGCTAGGTTGTGCTATCTGATCAATGGCACCTTCCGTCTCAATCTCACTCGTTGGCTGGTTGATCGCATCTTCCACGGGAGGTGCAGAGGTTATCTCGGCATCAGCACTTGCAACATTATCATCCTCTAGCGACACCACATTAACTTGTTGAGCGTCATATATGGCATCTTGAAGATCAAGAATCTCATTCTCTGTTATAGGCATTGCTGGAGAAGAGCCATTCTTGGCTGTCACCTGCCCGGTTTCTCTATCATAAGCCGCAGGTTGAGCGATCCAATCACCGTTCTCATCTTGTCCTTGAAGGATAAACGCATTATCCCCGTTCCATACGATCAACCCCGGCTTTGGTAATTGCGTCTTGGGATTATGATGCATGGTCATGTCAAGCTCGGACTGGCGGGTAGCCAATAATTGATCCTCATAGGTCCGTCTCATATGACCGGCATCTTGCTCTACTATATCGCTCAACCTTTTCACCGAGACCATCCGATCCTGTCCGTTATCGGAAATAACGGCCTTATCTCCCTCGATACTCCTAACGTACACAGGTCTTTCCTCATTTCCCTCACTAAGCGTAGCTGTGGTAACGATAGACTGACCATCAGGATTCGTGGTAACATAAGGAGTAATATTATTGGCAACGTAAGTTTCAACCTCATTGTCTATTTCCTCTCCTATACGATCCTGCAAACCGGATATCCTGAGATAATCAGCGTAGAAATCCTCGGCTAACGGACGGGCATCCGCATTAACCCCATCAAGAAGGCTCATCACTTGGGCCTCGCTAGCTCCATCATCCACATAGCTTTCTATCGTACTAGCCAAACCCGGAACCATTCCAGATAGGGAAAGCCTTGTCTCTTCCATCTTTTTGCTCGCCGTCCGTATATCGCCCGGATCAGTCATATTTCGACCTTCTTCCTCTGCCTCGGCAAACCTTGACTTAGTTAATAGAGGAGGAGTTTCAACGCCTTGATCTGTTACATTGGAATCGGTGATAGGCAGCTGAGCCTGTTTGCCTCCTATTTTATCCGCTACGTATTGCGCACCTTTAGCCAACGCTCCGGCTCCAGTAAAATAAGCGCCGCCTCCCATACCATAGACAAAACTCTGCAATACACCATCGGTCAAATCCCTTTCCGGATCCGCACCAGTTATCTTATCCGTTATATTCTCCGCTAGCGTGGAAGACACCTCTTCGATACCTTCATTTACAGGCTCGAAAAACATACCGAATTTTTTATAGAACTCTTGCATCTTACCCATTATGCCACGTTTGATAGCCTCTTGCGCCTTTTCCTTTCCTAGCGTCTTGAATAAGGTTGACATCCAAGCCTTGGATACGCCAGCGCCCAGCATCTCAGACAAGGATTCTGCCGTACCAGTAAGAATAGCGTTAGATACCTTTGCGAACTCTCCCATGTTTGGGTTATTCTGATCGAGATCATCATATTTCTGGCTAGCCACTATTGACCCTATACCAGCGAGTCCGGCCGCTGGAGCTCCGGCCATTGTAGCGGCCATGGCCCCGATTGACATCGGAAGCGACTCTACGCCTTGCAAGGCTATATCACCTATGGCACCCATATAATTCCCTTCTTTCCAAAGATCGGTGAAATCCTTGCCATTGTATCTGTTTGACCTTGCCCGGGAAAACTCCGCATCAGCTTTGAATCTATCTGAGATATCCTTGAATGCCCCGCCACGTGAGATCAATCCTCCAGTTGCGGATTCCAGTCCTTTGGACACCTTATCCAAGACCCCAAAGATACCGGCACCAAGATCGGCTCCTCCTGCATTCAGCTTCTGTATAGCGTCTCCTGTCCAAGTATTCATGTAAGAAGAATCCTTCTCATACTCCGTTGGAGGTGGAGGAGTCGCAGTCTCAATCATTCCTTTTTTACGCAAGGACTCAAAATTGTAATCAGGTGAGTTCGTCCACGGATTAACATACTCGGATTGATCTGATTTGGTAATATCAACCTCTTGTCTTAGGGATATAGGAGGAGGATTAACACTTGATTGGTAAACATAATCTGTTTCTTTAATATTCTCGTTATTAATTGGAGCATAGCCTAATTTGCTTTCGAATTGGGAGAAATCACCTAAATCTTGCCATCCATCTTTTTTCAAGACCTCATAAAGCATTTCACGCTTACCCGAGTCTTTCAATTTTCCCTCAAAAGAGGAAAAATCGCCCAAATCGGTATATCCATCGCTTTTTAAAGCGTCATATAATTTTCTGGTATTGTTCCCTTCCATAATTTTACCAACCTACATTTTTAGAACTTGAATTATTATCCCAACCTACACTTTTCTTGTTAGTACTAGAAGAACCTCCCGATCCGATTACCTTATCAAACTCATCGTATAATTCCGGGAAATTCTGAATATTACTCATGACAATAGCGGCTTGTTTAGTCTTTTGGTCTCCACCTTCACCAAACTGCCACGATATATCCGATATACTCTTATTCTCTTTTGGATGATCTTCTGCATACTCCAACATCCTCTTATACATATAAGCGATAACCCCATCTTTATCCTTACCGGACAAAGTGAAACGTTTACCGTTTCTTCCGATGATGTCAATAGACTTATCCGCCCCAGATCCATTAGCTTTAGCGGTACGATATTGCTCAAGACTACGGAGATTGGATTGCCTTATATCCAACTCTCTCTCTTTATATGCGGCATCCTGTTTCATCTTCCGTTCCTCCCTGTCATTCTTTATTGCGAATTGAGCGGCACTTTGCGCTATCTTGGCTTTTGCCAAATCATTCTGGGCCTTTCTAGCTTGATCCTGTCTATACAGAGATAACGCCCTTTGATAATTATTCATATCGTTTTGCCTTGCGGCCAGATATCCGGCCCCATATCTTTGCCTGATAGCCTCCAACCTGTCAGAATAAGATTGTAGTTTAGGATCAGCTACGGTAGGTAGTTTCTGCGAAGGTGCCTCTCCTGCGAATGCCAAATTGGAGAAGGAAGACAACACATTGCCTAGATGCCCGATTCCAGCAGCTACGGAAGCGGCCCGTTTTCTTCTTTCCTCCTCCTCTTGGTTCATCGGCTTCTGAAAGAGCGTCTCATAAAGCCTTTGGTTCCATTGGTAATCGTTCATTTGAGGTTCGGCAACGCTCGCTTGTGGAGCGGTCTCATCCGTATTATCCACGGTTGGAGCGACAGGGTTCTGGCTTCCGGCAACCTCCGGCTCAACCAATGGCGTAGTGGACAATTCCGGCCGCTGAACGACCGGTGTCCTTTTCCTATTATATCTTTCCTCTAATGTCAACATGGCTTATTTCTTTTTAAATATAGATTCGAACAATCCCTTCCCCCTGTCAAGATACGCCTGCGCATCAGCCCCCACGAGACTCATCCCAGCTTGTAAGCCCTGATTAGCCGCTTGCGTGGCATTTGCCGCCTGTTGATTATAGATAGACAACCTTTGGTTGCTGATATTATTCTTGGCGTTGAGATATTGGGATTCCACGGCATCCTTCCGTGCGGTAGCGTTAGTGGCTATACCACTGGCGGTATCGGATATCACCTCGCCCGCCGCTTTCTTGGCCTGAGCTACGGACTCATCAGTAGCCCCTACGACCGCGGCGGTACCGGAGGCCTTACGATACTGCTCATCCGCTAATTCCCTTGCCTTGGTCAAGGCGGCTTGCGCCTCTGCGCTTTGGGTATAATCCTCGTTATACCTACGGTTAAACCAATCCTCATTCTCCTTTGCCTGTTTATCCAACACGGCGTTCGCTTTTCTAGCCGCCTTCCTTGCCTTTATTCCCCCGGCAATGCCACTCGCCAAGGAGCTGGCGGCTCCAACTATCGCTCCGATCATAATCTTGTCTTTTCTCGCAAAAGAGATAAATAAAGTGACTCGTGTTTGTTACTTTGATCATTATCTCCCATCGGACACCAAAAAATCAACTATTCTATACTGTTTTCTATCGTCTACGAATCATTCGTATATAGTTAGGTCCGGTCATATAGGCATTATTGGTATATTCGCGGGAACAAATTTTATTATATACCATGAACGAGGAACTAAAACAACTTTTGGAGTGGTTTGATAACTATCAAATCACATTTAAAGAAATAAGGCTAAGCCCGTGTCAATACATATTTGACCTCCATAAATTCATTGCCGTACAGACAAACTCCGTACGTCGGAACTGGAACAATCCGACATTTGAGTATGATATTTTGAGTCTATATCAGCTTAAAAAGGTACTGGAGGAAAAAGAGGAAGAAAACACGCCGTATACCAAGACCACATCGCCCGTATAAAACAAGGAAACATAATGATATAATCAAACAAAAAAGGATGGAAGGATAACACAGGGATGGAATATTAATTGTTGTTAATTCTATAAATATTTCCGTTACGCTATTTGGTAACAAATAATATTATACTTATCTTTGTAACATCAAAATAACAATAGATCTGGTGGCAACAGTAACAATTCAGCGAGAATAAAATGGTAACAAGTGAATTTGTAAAGAAAATAAAGAACGAAGAAGCAAAGGTTCTAACGGTTGAAGCTGCAAAAAAACTCAAAGGAAAAACAATACTTTGGATGTACTTCGGATGCTCAGGAAATAAAAATGAAGTGTACGAAATGATAGTAGGAAATATTGTTTCAGAGCTTGAATACTATTCGACACAACCTTGTGAAGGGTACAAGTCCCGCACGGACTATTGGAAGTCGTATATGTCGGAAGGACAACTTAAAGAAAAAGAAAATACACTTTTGCTATTAGATTCCGATGGGAACAATAAGTTCATAAGGGCCCATTTGAATTTAAGCTTCTTCGATGAGCCAACATTTACCTGTTCTGACGCAGATAGAGAGGTTTATTATATCCGTAAAAACACAAGGACCAGAATCAAATTAACAGACAAATATACAGGTCGCTCCATCACCTTGTCCATCAAGAACTATACCAGTGAAGAATATTGGTATAACCAAATCTCTAATGGGCAGCGAAGAAAAATAGAAAATTTCTTCGGAGAAATGGCCGCTTATTATACAAGTGTTGAGATTTTATAACCTTAAAACGCTGAGCTACCGGCATGGCGGGCAAAGAAATAAAAGATATGGGCTGGGCCAAGTATTACGACGGAGAATACTGGATAGATGAGAAAATAGTTTTTGCATCAGATAAACAATAAAAAAAGAGGCGGATTTCTCCGCCTCTTCACTGTGCAATTTTGGGCACAGACTCGAAATAGTATTTTCGTTTCAATCCACGCATCGAAATGCGACAGAATCATCTAATGATCTGTCGCAAATGTAAATATTAATTTTAAGATATGAAAATAAAAGAACTAAAACTTCCCGCATTCGCCATGCTGGACGGGTACCACGAGAAGGAGCTTGAAGATCGGATAGTTATACTGCATATACGATCTGCCAGTATCATCGAAATATTTGGCAGGGATGATGTAGTCTTAAATCCGGATGTTATGACATTAAAGTTTAGCTATACCAATAGATTTGGCATTAAAGAGCCAATGATTGCAGCGTTACATTATTGCGCCACGCTTGATGTCAAATATGATTCCGAAATGATAAAAAAGGAAATCATAAAACCAGCGGCTCAATGGTATTGCGATTGGGCTGAGTGGGAAGATGAAAACATAGTAAGAGAGGAGGGATCGAATGAATGAACGTGAACGAATAGGGAAACGAATAGCCGAAATACGTAAGGAAAGATGCTACACGGTGCGACAACTGGCCGAACTTGCCAATCTTCGGGCCGCAACTATCAGCAACGTTGAGAACGGTAAGTTTTCCGTTGGTATAGATATACTTGCGAAGATATGTGATGCGCTCGAAGTGAAAATAGAAATAATATGATTACGACAAGCATGACACCCTCCGAATTGTTGGAGGAAATCAAAGCTGATTATCCCAATATATTCTCTGTATCCGACACCAAGGACGCTAAGGTGAGCCGGATAATCAATAAATCCGGCATCTTTCCTGTTCGCATCCACTCATTTGTTACCACTAAGCGTAAAAACAAGTGGTTGATATTATGGGAGGCCCACAATAAAAAAGATATAGGCGACAATTGCCGGATCTCTTTTGTGTGCTACCATGATACCAATCATGGCAAGTACGCCTATATGCCTGTCTTTATCAATGGCAAGATGGTTCTTCTTGCGTTTCCTCCTCACTTCTTCAGCCGGTTCGCCGATCGGATGGGAATTAACCTTACAGGCAAAGAGTTGATTAAGCGGTACTTCGAGATAAACAATAGTTATTCATTCACATTTTCGCACGAAGAGGTGGACGGAGGGTACCGGGAGAATGTATTAGCCACCTGTAAAGAGGGAATTGCGATGGGATTCAAAGCCGTAGGGCTGGATGTTTTTCTGCTGAAGACCTTTATCACCTACGATATGTGCAAGGGGGATCAAGTCAGTAGCTTCGCCAAGAGCGAGGAGTTCAGGAGAATTCAACATGACAACAAGTAATAGTTCTATTTTTCGCATCGCCAAAGTATAACGCCCGTGTTTTTTCTGACACGGGCGTGTTTTATTGGTCTATTTGGGAACTTTATCGAATTTTACGTAATTGCTACCATTCTCGGACTGCCTCATTAATACCTAAGCCAAGACTACGAAGATAACGCATAGTCATTTTTATATCAGAATGTCTACATTGACGGCATACCACATATGGATCTCTTACTATATTATACAGCTCAACGCAGCCTGTATGCTTCCATCCATAGAAAATCAACTCTTTTCGTAGGTTTAACGCAGAAATGACATCCCTATGCCTATCTGAGAAATAAGCTACCCGGGATATTCTTTTAGCGCACGTCTCCATATCTTTTCCAAAAATATAAAAATCAGGATTGGCCTTATCTAAGCCCATCTCCATTATAATACTCTCAAGCGATCTTGGAATGGTAATGGAATCTTGGGTACCGGTTTTTGAGACGTGGGATGGTATGGTAATCGTATGGTTCCGCAAATCCACGCATCCTACCTTAAGATACATGAGCTCAGTTCTCCGGATAAAAGCGTACCGAACGAATTGAGTGGCATAATAAAGCCTTATGTCATGGGCACGCATATATGCCATGACCAGCTCTGCCTCACGAGAGGTAAAGGCGACGTTCTTGCCTTTTTCCTCCTTTGATTTCTTTACGGCACAGAACGGGTTTGTGGCGATCTGCTCTCTCTCTACCAACATGAAGAAAAGCGTTTTCAAGTAGCTGACCGTATTATTGCAAGTCTTCCCGGAGAAATTACGCTTCATCTTGAGATAATCCACATATTCTAGGGCGTGTATTTTCGTGAATCCAGAAGGTTCAAATGTATCATACCCCATATCCTTGCACCATATACCGAAAAATTTCAAGGCGTTCCTGTATATCTCGACACTTCTCTTCCTTAGTGAGCAGGATTTTATATTTAGCATATCCTCCAAGGAGACCAATAGATTCCTTCGCTCGGTCTCGCATTTCTGCTCAAAAGGGTTCCAACCCTCATCCTCCAGCATGGATATAACCGTAGCCAAAGCAGCTTTAGCCGCCTCTTGCCGCTCACGTTTCTTCTTGAACCTATTTATCCCTAGCTTATAGCGGAATTGTTTGGTGTCTCCCGTACTCTCATCCTTAGCACGGAAATAGATATACCATTGCTTGCTTAAATCGCCTCCGCAGTCGCAGATTCTCGGTGTACTAAATGTAAAATTATTCAT